ATTTAATATTAGACTCACCAACAATTCCCAATATTTTTTTAATTAACTGATTTCCTTGATTAGCCGCATTTTCAATTTGTGTGAATGTATGATTGTAATTTAATAATATTTGCTGGCTCTTTTGCTCTTCTAAATTTTTTTTGAAAGTTTCAACAGTTTTTTTAGCATTTTCAACTTTAGGCTTTTTTTCTTCAATAGTTTTCAAAAGATTTTCTTTTGTATATATATGCCCGAATATTTCAATTTGGTCTTCATCACCCATTTGTTTAAGAAGAGCTAAATCAAAATCATAATATTGTAAGAAATTTCTTGCTTCCATATATTTGTATTGAGATATTTCAGAATGCTTTATCCCCTGCTCTTCATCAATAATATGTTGTCTAAGTGGATTATGACTACCGGGATTCGAATAAAAACTTCTATCAAATTTTAAAACATCATCAAACTTTAAATTATAATTTGATAAAATATATTTAAATTCAACCAAATCATTAATAATCTGAGGAAATGATAATAAAAAATCTAAACCTGCAACCATAGTAGATGAAGCTTGAATGCGATTGTAAAAATTCAAATAATCTTCCTTGAATTTCTCTTTATCAAAATTACCACCACGAATCAAATCATAGAAATAATTAGTGCGAGTAGATGATGTCCTGAAAAAATGATTATTAAACATACTTTATATATTCTAAAAGAAAAAGAAATTTCCCCACATAAATGATATAATGACAAAATGAATATCCTACTTGCCTTGTATGCATTCTCAGCAACACCATTATTCATATTCCTAATTTCGAGGGCATTTAAAGTGAAAGGAAAAACTAAAAAAATATTCTTCTCTTTCTGTGCAATCTATATCTTAATAGGACAAATCATTCTCTTATTCCTTAACCACTAAAACAAATAAACCCCTCAAAGAAATCGAGGGGTTTATTCTGTTATAATCTCAAATACAATCAACCACCATAAAACATTAAAATCCTCATTATTTCGAGCATAAAAAGAATGAAGAAATACTTACCACACATAATCCTAATATTTATAGCAGTTCTCTTAACACTAATAATAACAAAGAAAATAGATATAGAGAAACTTACTAATAACTTTCTTTACTCTGATGACGCAACATTACCACCAGACCCAAGAATAAAGAAAAACTAAAATCTAATCCTTCTTATTGCCTTGGATGATTTTAACATAGATGGTTTATTCATTTCTTCTCTGGCTTTTAATTTTAATCTATCTATATCTGGATCGTTTTCCAAATTTTCATCTTTAGCATGCATTTCTACATTTTGAATTGGAGTAGGTTTTCCCCAACTTCTATACAATTCTATATAATCCGAAAAATCATTATCCAAAATATATTCAAATACATCAGACCTCAATGTTCTGTTTTTAATATAATCTTTGAAATAATCTTTAGCCAAACTATAATCAACAAATACATAAGGTTGTGAAATCCTGTAATTCTTAAATAATCTAGAAATATAATCCATAAATTCTGATGATGGATTTTTAATTCTACATTTACCCTCTCGCCACAAATAAATATCTACTTCATCTATATCTTGAGAAAATATTAAATTCTTTATTTGATTTCGAGTGGGGCTAAAATGACCAGTGGTTTTATTTAACCTATCTAAACCATCATTTATTCTTTGTCGTGCACTATCAGAATTAAATTCTTTAGCATCTTGATTCACAAAATCTCTACTCAAAAAATCTAAAGCCTTGGTTTCATTACTTGGAGTAACATTTAAAAACCCAGGAAGAGAATTTATATTTTCTGCAAAAGGTGTAATGAAATTAATATTTGTGTCCAACCAATTCTTTACACTTTTCAAAGCCGAATTATAATATGATTTGTTTATTTGATTTTCATCTAACTTTACAAAATAATCATCTATATGGCCAAAATAAGGATACCATTTTCCAATAGGTACATTTTTTTTACCGCCACCCCCAGTAGATACATAAAACGGAATACTTACCCCATTTATATTTGCTGAAATTGTTATTCTACTATTGATTACAATTACTGGAGAACCATCTTTTACATTTTGATTGAATATTTTACTACTCGAAGGAATATTAGAAAAACTAACTTTTAATCCATCAATGTTTTTAATACCAGATAACTTACTTATCATTCGATTAAAATTTTCTAACCTAATCTTGTCTCTCAAAGCATAAACTTGTTGCCGTTGTTCATTAGGTAATTTAAACAATTCTTCATCAGACATATATGCATTTAAAGCCATATCATTTCCACCTATTTTTATTACTATATATATTCTAAAACAAAAACAAAAAATCCCCCGACCTTTTTCGAGGGATTTATTTTTTTCCACATAGAGAAAAACTAAAGACAATATTTCGAGCAATACTTTTCCCCCCACTAAACAAAAACAAAACACATCAACTCTAAAACAATAACACCATATATAAATAAAATATAATAAATCCTCAAACACTTTCTATCATTTAAACACAATCTCTATTATTTGCCCCCAGCTCAAAATATATAAATAAATCTTTTTACACTGAAATTCGAGGGTGTTTAATGGATAAATTTCTAATGCCACCACAAGAAAGAGTAAGTGTAAAAAAATAATCCCACCAAAACAAACAATACATATCAATAGCTAACAACAAAACTATTTAATTACATATAAGAATAAAAGATAAGTTTTCGAGTAATACAATTTCTCCTATGTAATAAATTAAATAATTCCACATTAGAGAAAACAAAAACCTGATGGAGACTTAGTGGATTAATTAGACGAATACAGTGGAGAATTAAAACATACCCAATGGAGAGATAATGGAGACTAATACCCAATCCTATCCTAAAATAAAAAAACATCCCATTAGAAGGATGTTTTTTTAATTAAAAGAGACACACTATATATATTCAATTACTTCTATACATATAACAAGAAAACAATAATATATTACATAGAGAAAAATAAATAATACAATAAGAAGAAATAAATTAATTACTATAGAGAAGAGAGGAAAAAATGAATATATATACAATAGAGACATTATTTTCCCTATACTAAAAAAAGAAAAATCGAGGCGAAATTCATAGAGAGAAATTCGAGTTTAAGGTGCAGTGGAGATTGGGTTTTATCGGTGACCTTAAACATTTTCTCCACAATTCAAATCTCTACTATAAAAATTCACTCGTAATATATATTATTCTACATAGGTTCAAAACTTTCCTGCATCTTTTGTTTAATTTTTCGAGCCTAATTTTAAAAACAATTCTCCAAGGATTTCGAGCAAAAGGTATAAGAGATTTAGGTTCAAAATTTCTTCACCACTAGAGAACAATTTTTCGAGGCTAAGATTTCACATGGTAATTAATATTCATTCTTTAATAAAAAATTCAGGGGTTAATGGTCCTGGAGATAGATTTGTAATTTGGACTCAGGGTTGTAGGAAAGGTTGTAAGAATTGTTATAATCCTGAAACTTGGTCACATTACAAAAACAATTTAATTACCATAGAGGAAATAATAGAAGAGATTAAAATTTCGAGTGCAACGGGAGTGACTATTTCTGGTGGTGATCCTTTAGAGCAACCAATGGAGATTTTTTCTTTACTTGAAAAAATCTCCCTATTGGATTTAAAGGATGGAGTGATTGTTTTTACTGGATATACAATAGAGGAAATTAAAAAAGATCCCCAGTTAGAGAGATGTTTAAAATATATAGATGTTTTGATTGATGGTAGGTATGTTGATGAGTTAAGAATTTCGAGTGGTTTGTTTGGCAGCAGTAATCAAAATGTCCATATATACAGTGATAAGATTTCGAGGGATGAGATTTTAATTGATCAGGAAGTTGAGATACATTTTTCGAGTGGTTTAATTCAGATCACCGGTTTTCCAATTTTAGATAGGAAAGAATTAGAGTTAAAGGGTATCAAAATTCTAAATGAGTAAACTTGATGATGAAATTTACAGGCCCAGAAGGAGTGCAGCTATTGTTCCTTCTTATTGGGAGATTTGTAAAATTTGTCGAGTACCATTTAAGACTTGTGTATTTGCTAAGACTTGTGAGCGATGTAGTGTTTTATTGGATGAGAGGATTCGTTTATTTCATTCATTACTTTTGAGGGGTTTTTTATTTATTATTGTATATATAGGAATTTCTCTCTATTGGATTTTGTATATAATTAGATATTCGAGTAACTATTGGCTTGTAGTTAGTTTTCCTTTTTTATTATTAGTGTTTGGAGGGAGAATATTTTACAAGTTAATATATAAGTTAAATATAGAGTAGAGGACTTATAATGGGAAGAAGAAAGACAACACAGGAAGTAACAATTGAAGAGGGTATTGATGCTTCTGTAAAAATCGAGGAAATTGTTGCAGAGCCAGTTGTTGAAATTTCGAGTGATGTAGAAATTTCGAGTGATGAGCCTGATACATTTGTTGAGGAAATTTTAGAGAAGGGTCAACTCTATGCTGTTTATGACAATGGAGAGGTTATTGCTTCTGTGTATGAAAATTCTACTGCACTTGATAAACTTTTAGAATATAATAAATCTCAGCTACAGGAAAGAATTAATTTTCTTTTAGAGAGTGTTTCAGATGAGGCGGAAATTGTGGCTATGAATATTAAAGGCCCAACTAAATATTCTTCCTGGAGACAATATCAAATTCAGAATGGTTTAACTCCGACAGAACCACCAATCACAACCAGGTATCAATATTTCTTACAACAATATTATAATTTATCAGTGGAAGAAATGGCAGTTAAGGTGTATGGCAATTTACGTTATAGCTTTACACCAATTGAAATGTTATAATGCAGTTATGTATCGAGTGTATTTAAATAAGTGTCATTGTAAGTTAATTATAAAAACACTCGATCTCCACAAAGCAGTCATTAAAGGAGAGATAAATAAAATCTCTCCTTTAATGTTAGAAAATAAAAAACCACAAATTAAATACAACTATGATTTCGAGGAGTCTTTTCTTTTTCGAGCTCATAGTTTTTCTAATTTACTTTGTGATTTAGAGAAGGAACATGTTAAGAGATATTTTAATGTGTTGCAGCTTTACCCACGATCTGATACAATAATTCGAGTAAAGAAGAAATTATATTCTCTAATGGAATTTCTTTCTGGTGATTTAGATGATGTTTTGCCAGTAAGTTTTTCGAGTGATGAAGTTTCTGTTATTAAATTATCTCTAGAGTTATATTTTAATTTACTCTGTGGTAAGTTTGAAATATTATCTGAGCTTTTCGAGGGGTTAAATATTCTTTTAAATTTCGAGTTAATTATTCTGAGGCTTTGTGAGAATAGAGATTTATTTACAAACTTATTAGATAAAAATTCCCCCTTAAATATTTCGAGTAATTTAATTTATTACAAAGCTAAATGGGCCTGGGATATGTTCAATGTGTTAGAGGGATTGGAATATGGTAAAATAGGTTCAATTCCCTTAATAAAAATCGAGGAAGTTAATGATAGTAGACGTTTCAGGCATCAATAAGCTCATGGATATTTGGGGAGAAGATTGTTTCTGTTTTTTTAATGAAACAGAAACAACTCTCTCTAAGCTGCGTGAGTTTTTCGAGGATAATAATTTAAATTTCCCTATAGAAGAAATTAAATATCCATACAGTGAAATAGAGATCAACAATAATATTCTTCTTATAGTAAACAATAAGAAGAATAAGGATGATTTAAAAATATCTTCAAGGGACAATATTGATTTAGATGTATGACCTGGCTGTAAAGAATAATAAATTTATCCACATACCACCGAGAGAATTAAAGAAGAAACACATTGATTGGAAGATGCGGCCTATTTGTGATAGAATAAATGCATCTGATTATTGCTGGACTGTATTTTGTTGCCAGGGTCATTTAAGTGGTAATCAAAAAGGTGGTCTTCCTTATTTAGTTTTATTGTGTGTAAATGAAAAAAGACCTGATGTATTAAATAAATTATATAGTGCATTCGAGGTAGATGAAAAGTATGATGATCGCTTTCCTCTAATGGGCCCGAGAAGTAATATGATGTTAATTTCTATGGGTTTAAAGGATGAACATTTTACTTACGTAACAATACATTTCAATGCACAAGGTAAAAATGATCAAGATTATTGTGTTGAGATAATGGATAGATTTTCGAGGATGATTTAATATAATTATTTTTAATTATATTTGGATTGAAAAGAGGATGATATGAACGAAGACTTGCATGCAGATTTTGTTTCGCACTTTACAGAGTTCTTGGTTAAATATGGACAGCTTTTAGAGTCTTGCGAAAAATGTCATATGGATATCGCAGGCCAATATTTAATTAATCCAACAGAAGATAATAAAAAACAAAAAGATAATATTAATACTTTAGCTGAACATTTAAAAAACTTCATTCCTTTATTTCTCGAGGTACAAAAAGCTGAAGAGAAAATGGAGACAAAATAAAAAATCCCCTTTCGGGGATTTTTTATTATCTGATTACAATCGACTTTTCATGGCCTACAACAACTTCAGGATCTACAAAAATCCTCACACCCTTTTCATGCCATTTCCAACATAAAGAAACGTCCTCAGAAGAAAAGTCTCGAGACATTTCAATCTCATGCATTACAGGCTCAAACCATGGATATGTAACCTTTTCGAATGCACCCTTACGAACCATCATAATACCCATACCAGCATAAAAAACTTCAACCAGCTTTTTCGAGGTCTTAGCTGCTTCTTCTTTAAGTTGGTTAATAGTTAAGAATGGGAACATACCGGTTTTAAGGAAGTAGTTTGTATCCCAGTCCTTAACGATGGTAGAATGTACTCCGTCAGTTGTTAAATAAATTCCAGAAAGAACATCGATTTCCTTATCCTTCTGCATTCTATTAAATAAATGTACGATCTGCTCCACTGTAAAATTAATATCAGTATCAAGCCACATCATATAATCGTATGGTAACTTTCCTTGAAATGGGATCTGATGTTCTCCAGCTCTATTGTCAGCTCCGAGTAAATTAGCTCGACAGTGATAGATAACTGGGCTATAATGACGAGTACAAACCATATCGAAAGGTAAACTTGCAGCGGCCATACACAAGCGGGTCCAGGAATCGAAGAAACCAGGAGTAAAAGATCCACCAGGAATACAGAAAAGCATCAATGGCTTCTTAACTGGCCTTGGAGCAGCAACACCTAATGGATTTGAGGGAAGAGTGCTAAATTTCATAAATATATTATACCTTTTTCTTTGAATTTATTACAGAATCGATTAACCCATAGGCCTTTGCTTCTTCTGCAGACATGTAACAATCTCGATCACAATCTTTCTCTAACTTTTTAATTGTTTGACTTGTATGTGTAGATAAGATTTCGAGGAGCTGTTTATATAATTTATTTGTTTCCGCCACTTGAATGTTAATATCTGCAGCGGTACCAGAAAATCCACTACTTACCTGGTGGATCATAATTCGAGAATGAGGAAGCGCTGATCTTTCTCCAGTTCCACCAGCTAAAAGAACTGCACCCATAGAAGCGGCCAATCCAATGCACGTAGTATTAACAGGTGCACTAATGGTATGCATGACGTCGTAAATAGCTAAGCCTGCAGAAACAGATCCCCCAGGAGAGTTAATATAAAACTCAATTGGCATGTTACGATCTTCCTTATCCAAAAACATCATTTGAGCAATAAGGGAATTCGCAACAAAATCATCAACACCAGTACCGAGGAAAACAATTCTATCTTTTAAAAGTCTTGACCAAATATCATAGGATCTTTCACCGGTAGCAGATTTTTCAATAACAAAAGGTGTGTACATATATCTCTTATAAAATAAAAAAACTCCCCGAGAAGGGAGTTTTTTATTAACAAGAAATAAATCCTAGTCTAATTCTTCTTCCAGGATATCAATGATCTTTAAGGCCAATTCGTTATGCTGCAGTTCTCTTCTTAAACTATTAATTAAATCCATAGCATTAGAGGAGGAATCTTTTTTAAATTCATTAACATCGTGATCGTACATATCAGAGGCCAAAGAATCATCAACAACATCTTCATCTGGATTGTCTTGATATTCGCCATAATATTCTTCATTTAACACTGGCATTAAATCTTGTTCTTCCCTATAATCATCTGCAAATGCTTCAGGGTCCATATCTCTAATGCTTGCTACTTTTAAAAAATAATTGTGAAGTTCCTGGGCTCTTCTTGTATTGCCTCTTTCTTCATGCATTTCAATTTCGAGGGCTAATCTGTTTAAATATAATTCTTTTGACATATATATTTCCTTAATATAAAACCGGTAGATTAAATTTTCTCTGTAGGTTTTTCGAGCACCTTTATCTGATAAATTATATTAACACATTCTAGAACATATGTCAAGAAATTTCCATTTGACACACCACAGGAAATCGAGTATACTAAACCATTCCACCCTAAGGAACAGAAAATGAAAGAAGTGTTTACCCTACAAAACGCTGATAAGTTCGCCCAATATGCAGAGTATTGGGAATCTATCGCCCCACAATCAGATGCAGAGATTTTTCAAAGATGGTTGTTTGCATTTACCAGCATCCATACCACTTGGGAGAATAACGTTAACCTATATAACAGCATCAAAAATTTCGAGGAATGGATTAACGATTCCGAAGTTTTAATGCAGAGATTGATTGAAGGTCGTGCAGGTCTCCATAATCAAAGATTCATCAATATCCTTAGTTTTTCGAAGAAGTTTTGGGCAAATCCAGATGCTTTTAAGAAAACAGATAATGAGTCTTGGGCAGAATTAAGAAATAGACTTGCCAAAGATTTAAATGGTATTGGTCTGGCGAAAACATCCTTTGCTTTAGAGTTGTGCTATCCAAATACAGTAGAGGTTGTTTGTTTGGATGTTCATATGCTTAGAGTATTAAATTTAAATACTGAAGGATATCGAGCAAACAATCCTAAAGAAGTTGAAAAGTACCAAGAAGGCGAGAAGGTGTGGTTAAATAAATCACAAAGCCTACTAGTATCTCCCTACATTACTAGATGCCTTTGGTGGGATTTAAATCAAGGACAACAAAATTCGAGGTATTGGTCTTATTGTTTAGAGAACCAACTATCTTTCGATTTCTGTGGATAATTTAGTAGGGAATCTTATCCACAGAGCTAGGGGAAATCAATGGCGATTTCCCCTATTTTAAAACATTCATCCATATAAATAAATTTGGATGTGGATTGAAACTATGATATATTGCAATAGAGGTCAAAACTATGAAGATTAAATTTCGAGTAGCAGGCACAATGGAAGTCCCTGATAGTGCAATTCCCCACGAGGATATCTTAAATCAATTATATGCATTAGAGTTTAACAATAAAATGTATATGCTCCAAATGTGTCTTGTTGCTGAAAGTCCTGATGGTGAATATGAAATGATACACCAATATGACGAAATGGAACAGCATGATATTAAAAATGTTAGATATGATGCTGCAGAATTCGAAGAAATAATTGAAGACTAAGGTGATGAGAGAGTTTGTCAAAGAAACCAAACTCTCTAATTGGGAAAATGTTGTCCAGGATCTTTATTATTTAAATTTTCGAGGTTACAACATTTACAAAAGACATATTTCAAAAAACTACTGGCAATTTACTGTAGCAAATGATATAACATCTTGTACGTTTAAGATGTACGAGAAAGAAAGGTAATCCCTAAAATGCCTAACTGGGTCATGAACGAACTGATTTGCTCTTTTCAAACACAAGAGCAATTCGAGTCTTTTAAAAACAAAATCAATCTTGAAGGTCTTTTCAACTCCTTCATTCCTATGCCTGAGATATTGGACGGCACACAATCCCCCAATATTGATGTAGAAAAGTTGATTCTTAAATACAATAAAGAAACTCAATCTACAGCAATGGGTCTTACAGAAATCATTAATAGCAATAACCCTTTGTTTTCTGATTTAGCCAAGAATGCATTAAAGAACCAACAAGCATTTATCGAAACAGGTTATTCTGATTGGTATTCATGGAGTCTTGACAACTGGGGTGTTAAATGGGATGCCGTAAGACCAACAGTTAATTTCGACCTCTTGACAATCACCTTCTATTTTGATTCTCCTTGGGGTTGTCCTGAGCAATTCGTAAAAACCCTATCCACACTCTATCCTGAAGCCACTTTTGAAATGATAACTGGCTCCATTGAAAACGATAGCCATTATGAGTTTGTTGCTGATAATGGAAAAATCGAAGAGACCTGTTCCTACGAGACTTTTAAGGAAGCAGTAGAGGATGGCAAATGGGGTGGAATGGCAGAATGGGAATCGCTCTTTGAGGAGAGTGAAGTAGTATGACCCTTAATGAATTGATTCCACAAGACTGATATAATTTAGGGGAGAACTAATCATTCTCCCCTAAACAAAAAGAAAGTAATCAAAATGTTTACTATTGATGATGTTGCTATTGCTATATCTTCGGAACCTGAGCATTTACCTGTAACAGGAAACTATATTGTTTCTGATGATGCTGATTTTGACAAGAAGTGTGAAGATGAAATTATCGCCCGTTTAGATTCTGGTGATGAATGGGCTTGGTGTATTGTTAAATGTACAGTAACACCGAAATCATTAAACTACGTAGATATTATTGTTGGTCGGTCTTATTTGGGTGGATGTTCATATGAGAATAAAGATGAATTTCTACGATCAGACTCCTACAATGATATGATTGATTGGGCACTTGAGGATTTAAATCTTACATCGCAAAGAATGTTTAACGGTTTGAAAGATAAATTCGTATCAACCGAAGCCTAAATAATTCGAGGGGAGATTTTCGAGTCTCCCCTTTTTCTTTCGAGAGATGATACAATAAGCCATGGAAAATAATGCTGAAGTAAAAATTAATGGTGATAAAAATATTGTTTACATTTTACAAAACAATGAGATACAGGGAAATGGTTGTTTAGAACATTTTCTTGCTATATTGGGGTTGATATTTTTAGCAGTGTTTTTAGCATTTTTTTTCTTAATAGTATCTATCTTAACTTCTTTAGGAAAATCTCCAGAAACTTACAAGCCATGGCTTAAGGTTGAAAATCAAATTGTAAAGTTTCATAATACACATAATCAGATCAAAGAAGTCAATTGGTGTCAAGGTTGCAAAAATGAGATTTCTTTGTATTTCAAAGATCACTTAAAAAATAAAAACAGAAATGACATTCACAAATATTCTTTATGTCCAATATGCAAGTTCAATTTAAAATTGCAACATGAAGAAGTAATCAGATTAAATAAAATTTCTCATAAAAAAACAAATTACATTACTATACTATTTGACAAGTATCCTTTGATAAGTGAATAATGATACAATAAGCCATGGAAAACCTGAAGTGGATATCTGCAATGTCTGAGCGTTTGAGAGATGAACTTTCGAGCGAGTATGATGATGAAACAAAAGATTTAATTATTCGAGCATTCAGAAACGGTTTATTTCAAAATCCTAATATACTCGAAGAATTAAAATCGAGCTCTTTAATTGAAAGTGATTATTTCGAGGATGAGGATGAAGATTAAACTTATCTATATGGCTGATGGTTTATTTGTTTACAAGACTGAAGATGGATATTCAGTGACAAATCATCAAGGCTATATTTTAAAGTCTGCAAAAACAATTCAAACTTGTGATAGATTCGTTCAAAAAGAATTAAATCAGAGAAGAGCAGATGAAAATATTAATTAAGCCACGAAGATCAATTGAGCCTTTTAAGAAATATCAAGAGGACGATTATTTCATTGTTGAGAGAAACGGCATTCAAGAATTTCGAAGTCAATATTTAGAACGATGCAATCTTTATATTCAAATGAAATTAGCACAGATGAGAAAAGAAAATGAAAAGATTAATCAAGACAAGGAAAAAAATCGAGCCCTTCAAAGTGTATCAACTAGAAGATTGTTTCGTGGCTGAGCTGAATGATGTTGAAGTTTTTCGAACAAAACATCAACACCTCTGTACAAGTTATTGCGAGATTAAATTGGCTGAACAGAGAAATCTTAAAAACCAACTAATCATTCAAAATATTCAAGAACTTAAAGCACAAGGAACACTCTAATGCTTCCCCTGATTAGTATTTTTATTTTATCTTCTTTAGACCCCATTAAGAACTTTGTATCTTTAAAAACTTACATCTCTCAAAACGCACAGAAACATTGCCAGGTATATTTTATTGATGAAAACATTCCTGACTTTCCACGAGTTAATATCATCGAGAAAAATCGAGAGGCATTTTTCGAGTACCTTGATACTATAGGAATTGAACATACTCAAGTGGGCGGTTACTTTTTTATTAAGAAGAAATAAAACCTATGACATACAAATTGGTATTCATTTTTCTTTTGTAGAGACAGACAACTACGAATGATATAATGTTCCCATGAACGAACAGATATCACCACTTCAAATCCAGTATCTCTTTGAAAACTACAAAGAACATCAGATAATGGATGAACAACTTCAGTACCTAGAAAAGTACCACGCAGACTTAATCAAAGCCATGCGTGAAATGACAGGCCACAATCCTCATTTCACCTTTGCTGATGAGACCAAAACCATCGAATACCTTTACGCCGAACTCCTACAATACAGGAAGACACATAAGGGCACACATATCTCTATTGGAACCTCTGGCTGGACTGTTCTATACCATAGGAAGAACGTGAAATACAAGGATGGCGAGAAGTTTAACATCCGTATCCACTTTTCCTTCACCCAAACGGATAACTACGAATGATATACCTAATCTCCTTCATTGCAGATCTCGTCCTAGCTGCAATAATTATCTGGACAATTATCAGGTTAAAGGCACGAATGCGATGATATAATAGGGATACGATGAAGTTATCCCTATGTTGCATCTCTAATATCCTAGCGGAACAAGGCACTAAATTCCGCACCATGACCTACAAGTCCTATTCTTCAAAATCCAAAGAAGAATCACAACAAAAACTATCCGAGATTATTCAAAATAATTTCAATACATCTAGACACATAATCTATCACTGCAAAAAATCAGGCATCCAAGGTTATCGTCTTTCCTCTGATTTAACCCCTGTAATAAATCACCCAGACGTAAACTTAACCCTAGAAGATTTACCAGACTTTAAATTAATTCAATATCAAATCAATGAATTAAAAAAAGCAATCAAAGAGACAGGGATTAAAGTTTCCGCCCATCCTTCAGAATATATTACTTTAACATCTGAAGACCCAAAGGCAATCAAAAACTCCATTAGAGACTTAGAATCCCATGCAGATATTTTTGATAGATTAGAACTACCAGAATCATACGAAGCCCCATTAAATATTCACGTAAGGAAAGACGGTAATCCAGATGAAATTTCCAGCAGATTCTTTAATATTTTCAACGGATTACCTGATAACGTACGTAAACGACTTGTCCTTGAAAATAATGATAATTCAAATGGTACTTGGTCTATTAAAAACCTTCACCATTACTATTACCGTAAAGAAAACATCCCCATAACATTCGATACCCTTCATCATTCAATTCTCTCAGATAACCTAACAGAAGAAGAAGCATTTAACCTTGCATACGATACATGGAACACAACACCCATATTCCATTATTCTGAAGGTAAAAACAACACCAGGGCACACAAGGATATGCCAGATAATATCCCACCAACATACAAAGACGTTTATTGGGATGTAGAACTTAAAGGAAAAGATTACGCCATACTTGATATTTTAAATAAATGTAAAATGTAAGTATGTTAAAAAAATATATCAATGAAGAATGGAACTGGGCAATCCTAATCTTTATGCTATCGAAAAGTTTAATAGAAGCTGATGGGTTCCTTGAGACTACCGGATATATTTTCCACAATAAAGGAACAGATATAATCACTGGCCAAAAAAGAACTATTCCAATCTATACACAAGTAGATGATATAGACGTAACAAAACCAGAAGCATATTTAGAAATACAAAAGAAATGTTTTGAATCTTCTGCAGATGGATTTTTAATAATAGGACAAGCACTAGAATCATTTGACGATGATGATGGTGATGAAGATGAATTTAATGAAACGATCTTCTGCAGAATAGAACATGAAAATAAACATTTCATTTCATCAACTCCAGTAATACATGAAGAAGATTATTCCACATTTGATTTGGATAGTTTAGTTAAATTTAAAACATACAACAATCAAACACTACCAAAAATGTATGCAAAGATTCTTCCCTGTAATCAAGATTAAGTGATATAATCGACATATGGCAAACGAAACCCTACAAATCACAGACCTAGTAAAGAAGATTAAAAACCCTCTTGCTAAATATAATGATGGTGAAAAGACAACATCCATCTACCTTAAAGATAATGACGATACTTACTACGTTATATGCAGTAAGGAAAACTTTAAGGAATGCACGTTCTTTGCTACCGTTAAAAATGTTCCCTATAACGAAACAATCAGTAGAGACGAGTTTTACAAGATTAAGGAGTTCATCAAAAAGAAATGACAGAGTTTAACAGCGAAGAACAACTAATCATTCTTGAAATACTTTACTCCATTAAAGTAAATGAACTTGCAAGAATATTAGTTGCAGAACAAATGGATTTATCTGATGAAGAGTTGTTTAAGGTCTTAGATAAAGCAGAAGAAATTTTAGCAAAAGAAACAAAACAAAATCCAAACTAATACCTAAAAAGTTATCAAAAATTTTTCCAGCTCCCCTTTCACTTGATGGGGGAGTTTTTTTATTAAGCAGAAATATTTCCTAAAAAAATTCTTTGAATTTTTTTATAATTTATTCGTCGTTAATATTTTTTTAATTTGTGTCTGGGGATTGAATTTATCTTGACTTTCTATGGCATATGCGATAACATTCATATGTTAAGGAGTTTGATATGAGCGATAACCGTTTCGATATGTTGGAGTTCGGCGATGCCACCCCTAAGGCAGAGCCAAACAAGGATGTCTTTAAGAACGCCGGTGGGCTTCAGGTTCGTGAAGGCTCTACCGCAAAGCAGGATGACAATGGCAACTGGTTCAACGCCATTGGTCTTCAGTCTACAGAGACCCATCGCCACGTTGCCAAGATATGGCAAGACAAGTGCGTGTCTCTTGAATCATTCTACAGCACCTTGAAAGCCCAAGATGCCAACAAGGTTGACGTTGTCAAGGCAGAGTCTGCCATTCGCCTGCAAGATTCATCCACCTTGCTTGATGGTACGCCATTAACCAAGTCTGGTATGAATTCGCTTCGCCTGTTCACCGACATCCCTTCATCCATGATTTCATTCATGGAAGAGCGTGGTTACAATGACGAACTGGTCAAGTTCGTTAACGACGAACTTAATCGTCGTGAGCGAGAGTGGGCAAACAAGGGCAAGGATGCAAGAGAATTCCGTGTCCGCACCCGTCATGATGATGATGGTAACACCGTTGCTCGTGCTATCGTCTCTGAGCGATATGGTGTTATCGACAACCTTGAAGCAATGGAGATGATAATTGATGCTCTCCCCTCCAAGGATGCCATCAAGGATGCTCTTGCATCACACCTTCACAACGATGGTGATGATATGTTCGGCAACCTGCTCTTGCCTGACAACATCAAGTCAGAGCCAGACTCCGACTATGGGGTTGGCATTGCGTTCCGCAACAGTGAGGTACGCAACAGCACCTTCAAGGTATCGCCGTTCCTCTTCCGTGCCATTTGTCTTAATGGCATGATATGGGGTCGGCAAGATTCCAGCATCAAAGTCAACCAACGCCATATGGGCAACATTGACAAGCAGGAATTGCGTGAAGAGGTTCGCCGTGCCATTGTTGTGGCATTGTCTCAAGGTAACGACCTATTGACATTGCTTGGACATTCCAAGCACGTTGAGGTCAAGAACCCAGAGCAGGTTATTGCACAGTTGTCCCGTGACAACAAGATGACCATAGCGCAGGGTAAACTCTGGCACAAGGGTTACCTTGAATCTTTGCAAGAGGCAAGTGGTCATTCCCATGACCGCACCGCCTTCGGTATCGTTAACGGCTTGACCCGTTCTGCTCAACAGTACACTGGTAGCACTCGTGAGCAGATGGAGACAATCGCTAGTGCAATCCTTGCACCTGCCATTGATGCAGACCTCCAAGCGATTTCCAAGCGATGGGGTTTGATATCTGAGAGAGCCAAGTCTCTTGATGATGACACTGTTCTCCAGTATGCCTACATCAGGTAGGCATACCCTCAATGGGGAGTGGAAAATTCCACTCCCCATTTTTTATTAACTAAAAATATTTTCTAAAAAATTCTTTTGAATTTTTTAAGATTTATTCGTTGTTAATAAATTTTTGTTTTAAATTACCCTTGCAATGTCTGGCATATGTGATAATATTATCAGTGAGGAACCTATTATGATTATCGACAAGTCAGACAAGACAATCGTCACCACAGGCATCCAGTCGGAAGCCTTCTTCTCCGTCAAGCAGGAAAACCTGTCCCACCTGTTGGGCATTCTTCGCAACCAGTTGTATTCCGATAAGATTCAAGCGGTCATTCGTGAATACTGCACCAACGCAATGGATGCTAACATCGACGCTGGTGTACCTGATTGCCCAATTCAAGTCTCTCTCCCAAACTCGTTCTCACCTATCTTTAAGGTACGTGATTTCGGCAAGGGACTCTCCGAGGAGCAGATTTACAGCATCTACATCTCATTCGGTGATTCTTCTAAGCGTAACACCAATGACCAGACAGGTTGTCTTGGACTTGGTTCCAAGTCTGCATTCGCTTACGTGGACAATTTCACCCTGACATCGTACCACGGTGGGCTTAAGAGTGTTTACTCTGCATTCATCGACGAGTCGGAAATTGGTAAAATCACCCGCTTGACTTGCGAGCCAACAGATGAGCCAACAGGCATTGAGGTATCAATTGCAGTCAAGTCAGGAGACTATCGCCAGTTCTCCGACAAGTGCTTCGACGTGCTTAAGTATTTCAGTCCTAAGCCAATAGTTCACAACGACCATGCTCTGCAAGCAAACATTGATGCATTCGACTCGAACCCTATCCTTGCTACCGACAATTGGACAATTTACAAGGATGGTCGCTGGGGATATAACAGGCATAGCCTCAAGGTTGTGATGGGCAATGTCGCATACCCTGTAAACTTGGATGCCCTTGGAGTTGGCTCGCAGTTTGCATCCTACATCCATTCATTCCGATACATGGAAATTGCCATCAAAGCACCTATCGGAGCAGTTAAAAACAACGCCTCCCGTGAGGCTTTGGACTATAACCCTAAGACACAATCTTGGCTGTTCAATGCCTTGGCAGATTTCAAGGAACAGGTTGGTGCGGAACTCTCCAAGCAGATGGAATCGGCAGAGACAATGTGGGACGCTCTGATGATGTACCGAAATTTGTCTGATAAGGTAGGCAATGCTAACGTCCTTTCCTACCGTGGTGTACAGATTAACTCTAACTACATCAAATTGCCTAACGATGTGAAGGCACGTAAGGTTGAGAAGAACCGCAACAATAAGTTAAAGTGGGATGAAGCCATTGCGATAATGCCTCACCCTGAAGCACGTATCTTTGTTGACAATGGAAGCGTTAAGCGTCACGAACTCTTCGGTCGCATCGAGTCCTACGGTGACCTAACAGAGCAAACGTACCTGCTTCAGTTTGAATCTCAAGCCAAGGTTGACGAATTCTTCGCAAAAGAAATCCTTCAGGGTTGTCCTTGGACAGACCTTAACGATGCACCATACGTCAAGCCGACCCGTAAAGCCACGAACATCAAGTCTGTGTATTCTGAGGGCTATCTGTTTGAACCAACCAGCCGATGGCGTAACGCAGACTATTGGAAGCCTTGCCAGATTGACGTTGCCAACGGTGAAGGAATCTATGTGGTCATATCCCATTACACTCCTGTCGCTTCAAGCATCAGTATCAGTGGTATTGAAGCGTTGAAGAAGCAACTCCTCAAGTGTGGTATTGATGTTCCAGTTTATGGCGTTCGTGCAAAGACCGCCTTAACTCTTGGCTCCGGGTGGAAATCTTACGAGACCTTCACCAAGGAAATGTTCAATGACCTGACCGCCAAGCACGGGATGGATAAGAATTGGGACTACCTTACTGCATCTATCGATAGCGTTGTCAGAGAACTTGCTACTGAAAAGTTTGATGGGTTTGTATTCCCTGCTTGCATTCAGGACGTTGTTGATACAATCACGTATGTTCACAACCTCAGATGGAATGATGAGATGTATCTTGCTCAACACCTGTTCGATAGCCGTAGTGGTTCTTACGAGTCTAAACTCCAGCCAAAAATTCAACAGGTCTTTGAGGCTTACCCTATGCTCCGGTTTGTTGGTTGGTTGTTCAACAGACCTGATATTGATAAGGTGAAGGACTACATCAATTTGGTTGGGTAGGTTCCTCAAACAAACCCCACCAGAACCCCCGCAGAAATGTGGGGGTTTTTTATTAACTACCGCTAAATTCTAAAAAATTTCTTTGAAATTTTTTAGAATTTATTTCTCGTTAATAAATTTAGCTCTATTTAAAAAGTAAGGATAATTGTGCTTGCACACGTATGAGATATGCGATAATATACATCTGTTAGTGAAGGAGAATGTTATGGAAATAACCGCATCGTTGTTGAACCCGAACCCTGCTGATGGGTTCCTCACTGTCGTAGTTGATGGTAAGCAACATACCATCCTTGCAAGCAACCCTATGTTTGCATCTGCCGTCTCCGCATACCAGACCAAGGATTTCGATGCCTTGATGCTGGCTCTTGACCCGTCCCGCAAGTTCCTCAACCTCTACGCCAAGTATGAGCAAATCGAGGTCAAGGATGGCTCGGTCTTTGTCGATGGTGATACCATCCAGTCTGTGGTCGCAGACCGCATCATCAATTTCCTTGCAGATGGCGTGGACTGCTTGCCCATCTTCAAGTTTATCACCCGCTTGCAGTTAAATCCAAGCAAACGTGCTGTTGATGAACTCTACACGTTCCTTGAGCATAAGCACCTGCCTCTCACCGAGACTGGTACGTTCCTTGCTTACAAGGCTGTCCGTAATGACTACACCGATAAGCATACTGGCAGGTTCTTCAACGGTGTTGGAGAGGTCTTGTCGATGCCACGCAACAAGGTAGATGACGATAAGAATGTCGGGTGTTCCTACGGGTTCCACGCTGGCACTCTCCGGTACGCTTCAGAGTTTGCCTCCGGAAGCGACAAGATGGTTCTGGTTGAAATCGACCCTGCGGATGTTGTAAGCATCCCAACCGATTGCGAGTTCCAGAAACTCCGCACCTGCCGATACAAGGTAGTTGCAGAGTATGAGCGACCGCTGGACGAACACGTCTATGAGTCACGCTTCTCCACAGAGCATGATGATGATGTGGACGAAGAGTGGGATGATGAGTCATCTTGCATTGAATGCGAAAGTTATTCAATCGATTGTGATGATTGCAATTGCTGTAATGACTGTTGCGATTGCGATGATGATGACGAGGAATGCTGTATGGCAGACCCTGACCCTGAGCCAGAACAGTTAAGCCTTCCGCTTGACAACAAGATGCAGAGCATTGATTGGTCTCAAGTCAAAGTCAACATCGATACCCTCTTGAACCACTTGTTCAAATCTCGTCGTCCTGCTCTGGCAATGGCAATTCGACGTGATAACAAGGAATTCGATTTCGATGAGATTCCTTTTGGTAGTCTCCGCAACTACACCACGAACGATGATGCTAAAACCATCTACAATGAACTGAACCCCTAACGGGGTTCAGCCTCCCACTAGGGAGAGGGCGAAAGCCCTCTCCCTTTTTTATTAACTACCGATAAATTCTAAAAAATTCTTTCGAATTTTTTAGGATATATTTCTAGTTAATATTTTTGCATTATTTTGAGAGTGTATGATATACTGTCATTATGGGACTTAAGGTAAAGTATTTCCAATGTCAAGATTGGGAATCGTATGATGCAGAGTTTAAAATTCGAAAGTATCACGAGTACCCTATAAACCGAGACAACTACATTCACGTTGCAGATTTCGAGTTTGAGACTGCCATTGGTGCAGAGCAATGTTTGTGGGAGCTTGTTTATTTATTTGGCACTGAAGACTGGTACACAAACCCTAAAGTCAAAGTCCATTCTATGCCGCCTTTAAGACACATCCAAAAAACCGATGTATTTACTCTGGTAAGTTTTGGTCAGTATTCTTTTGGAATCAAGCGGAATGAAGATATGATGGGGATGGCGTTTCCTTTTGACTATTTCCAAAATTCGAGTTTTGATTAATAAGGTAAAGTTAGCTCCCAGGAAGAAATTTAAATATATTCATCTTGGGAGAATAACTTTATGGCATTTGTATATTCTAAGGCTACTTTTGCAGGCATAGTTACAAGTTTAGGTAACTCTGATGCATATTTACAAGCAGCGCAAACCGGAACAGCAACTTCAGGTCTTTCACAACTTCAAACAGCACGAGGAGATGTAGCGGATAGTTTGGGTGATAACTCAATTACCACTGCAGATTTCGATGCAACCAATACTTTAGCCGCAGCATTAAGAACTGCAGAAGGAAACGCACCAAGCACAGTATCTTCTGCATATAATGGTGCTCTTACTGCTTTAGATACTTACATTACAACTGTTACTGGTTCTACTATTAAAGAATATTGGAATAGTAAAACTGATGCAAGAACAATGACCTTTACTGATAACTTTAGATCCTTTTTTCGAAGAGTAAAAGCAGATGAAGTTATTGTTAAACTTTATTCTGTTACAATGCCTGCAGCTGGTTCTACAACAGTTATCTCTTCTGTAGGAACAACAGCAAACATGATTCCTGCTTTGTATGAAGTTAGAACAGACACAGCGATTGGAAGTTCTTTTGTTGCTAACTTTACTTGTGTTAAATCTGGCGGAAGCACAGATTTAGTTTCCTTAACTGTTAATGCAGGAACAGCTATTTCAACATATTACTCTATTGGTGGAACAACTAAATATCTTTATATTTCATCATTCTCTGGTACAGGTTCAGATACAAACGCTATTTCTGTTTGGACTAGATAAAAATTTATTAACTCTTTCTATAACCTAAGAAATTCTTTCGAATTTCTTAGGTTTTATTTTTGCTTAATAGAAAATAGTTCTTGCTATGTCTGACATCTGTGATAATATGAATACAAGTAAAGAGATTTACTAAGCAGATGGAGAATTTCATGAAGAACGAAATCTTACAACCAGTCATTCAAACTTTACAATACAAAGTTAACACTACACTTGGCGAATTTGCTAAGGCTTTTATTGAAAGAAATGATTATGAAACTCTTGGTTTCATTGCAAATATTGGTATTGATTTAAATACATACATTGATGGTATTTTTCGAACTTATTCAGGCAATGCAGATGTGATTGAAGCGCAGGTGATTGAAGAACCAACTGAGCCAAAACAACCAACTGAACCAAAAGAATATAGTGTAAATGAAAAAGACTTGATGAATTGGATTTACAACTATGTCGGTAGCCGTGGTGGTAAGACATTGAAAGATGACCTTGCTAACGCATTCTATAATGAGTTTTCGAGTGGATTCAATGCTTATGACTTAACGTTGAGCAAAGACAACAAATTCAAGTGGAAGCAGAACATTGCTCATCGTGTAAGCGAACTTCGTTATGATGGGATTCTTGAGCCGTCTATTCCAGGAGAGACTTATCACTACTATATTTTAACCCCAAAGTATCTTGCTTTGTACAAGACGCAGGTGGCTAAGATTGAAGAGCAACTGACCCTCCCAGATATCGAAATAACTGGCTAAAATATATTCGGGAGGGTTGCAAAGCCCTCTCGAATAGGATAATATATATCTGTTGCTGGCAATCATAAACATTCTAGATAAAAGGTTGCCAGTAACGTCCAAAGATGGTATAATTGGTATGTAATCTCGGGTGGTGGAACGGTATACACGATGGACTTAGTCTAAAATTTGAGTGCTTAAAGAGAAATCTTTAATGTAGAATCCTGTAAATTCGGTGAACCCTTTTGAATGGGAATACCGAGCGAAGCCTGAAAAGGAACGTGTAGAGACTTGACACAGGACATCTAAAGTAGAAATACTATGATGAAGGTAAAGTCCAGACCACAAACAGGTTTAATCTGGTAATGAAAATTATAGTGGTAAGAAAATCCATTGGCGCAAGCCTTACGAGTTCGAATCTCGTCCCGAGAATTGAACAGGTAGACGCATCTTCTATGTATAATATATATATATGTAGGAGGTGCGTTTATGTTTAACTGCCCAGAAATAAATCAAATTATAAAAGAGTCTACTTCTATTTCTCAAGTACTTAACAAACTTGGGCTTAAAGCCGCTGGAGGTAATTATCGTACATTTGATAGATTCGTTAAAAAGAACAATATAGATACTTCGCATTTTACTGGTCAGCTTTGGAGCAAAGGTAAACAACTTCCACCTAAAAAAGATTTGAAAGAATATCTATGTGAAGGAATTAAAATAACAAGCCACAGATTAAAACAAAGATTGATTAGAGAAAATATCTTTGAACACAAATGTTATATATGTAACATGGATGAATGGATGGGTAAACCAATTCCATTAGAACTAGATCATATAAATGGCGAACACGATGATAATCGCTTAGAAAACTTGAGAATAATTTGCCCTAACTGTCATGCTCAAACAGATACATACAGAGCTAAAAATCGGCGTGACAAAAAACCTGTTAAAGACAAGATTGTTAAAGAGATAATTAAATATCATTGTCCTGACTGCAGTAAAGAAATACATAAAGAATCTAAATTCTGTGAAGAATGTAGTCACAAAAAATCAAGAAAAGTGGAACGTCCTGATTTGCAAACACTTGTGAATGATATTAAGAATTTAGGTTATAGTGCTACCGGAAGAAAATATGGCGTATCGGATAATGCAATTAGGAAATGGGTGAAAAATAGTTCTTGACACATCTTGTTTAGATGGTATACTTAATGAGTAAGAGAGAGGTTTCGGTTAGGGTAAACCTAACACGGTCGTACAAGAAATTTTTAAGCAGGTGGGAAATTTGGCTCTGGCTTACTAGTCGCCACCCTAGACTCCACACAGACCTCTCTCTTTAAATTTGGTTCCATAGCTTAACGGTAAAGCAGTATCCTTTTAAGATATTGAGTATGAGTTCAAATCTCATTGGAGCCACTTTCACTTGGTTTTTTTTACCTTTTCCAAGTGAATCAATCCCCTTCTCCGACAAGAAGGGGATTACCTATTTGACATATAGTATTTTAAGTGATATCATTCTTTCAAGGAAGTTGAATATGTCCAAGTCATTCGATATTATTTATTTAAGCACACCTCGTCATGGTTATTTTAAAGTTAATGGCGATGATGTAAGAGAAGTAAAAATCTCTCAATCCTTTTCTGAGTTTTCTTTCTATGATGAAGATAATGATATTTTTTATTTAGAAGAAGATTGCGACGTTCCATTGTTCGCCAAAAGATGTGAATTAGATGGCGTAGAACTTAACATAACTGAAGCAGATATTGATTCAGAAGAAGAAGAAAGTTTAATCCGTTGCCATAATGATGCTCTTGGGGGTGATTATGGATACTTTGGTGAATTACAACAAAATCACACTGGAATTGAACATTTTTTTGAAGACTAAACTACACCCCTCTTTCATTGGAGGGGTTTTTTATTAACTATTACTATATTCTAAAAAAATCTATAGATTTTTTAAGATATATTTTTAGTTAATGTTTTTTTATTTATTGACATATGGCTTGAGTTGCTATATACTTTTAATAACAAGGATGGGACGATGAAGACTCTGATGAATACTCTTGAAAAGGTTTACATTTGCATTTATTTTGCAATGGGTGCGGTAGTTGCTTTGGTTCTTGGTTTGATTTTATTTCCATTTGCATTCTTTTCAAACAAGAATCATTACGAAGAAAGTGGTTATGACCTGTGAAATATATTCTTTACCAAGTAGATGATGATTTTAATGTAATCAATAAGTTTAAATTCCAAGAAGCAACAATGACTTACGAATATATTAATAAGCATATATCAGAAGAGCCAAATGTTAATTTCCTTCTCTTAAAAATGGATGACAAGAACGATATTGAATCTGTTGCCACGTACAGAAATGGTAAAGGCGAAAAAGTTCTTTATTGATGTTGCATAGATTAATTTAGATGATATACTTATTTTGTTCAAGACGACTTCAGCGTTAAGAACAAAATCCAGAATGTGGTGATTCTGGAACAATGTGAGAAGAGTGTTATTAAAGTGGTTCGTATGCCCGTTACACTCTTCTCACAACCCAAAGAAATTATGAACGATATTTTAACTAAAGTTGATTTTCCTACAAAAAAAGGTGCATTGTATCTTTACAAAGGCAAATATAAAGTTATTGGTGATGAGATTCATGATGGTATTACTGTAATTCGTACTTCCAAATGTTCAGAAGGATATTTCAGTTACACATCCATCAGATTCGGTGGATTTGAATATCACTCTGAAAAAGATACCAAAAGTAAAATGGTTGAAAAAAAGTTCTTTGGTGGAGAATGGTTTGAAATAAATGAGGGTGGGTAGCTTAATAGTAAAGCAGAGGATATAAACCTTTGAAATGGGTGTAATTCCCATCCCACTTATTTCCTGATTGATGGTTTGAAAATTTACTTGTAGGGGTATGAGTAATGTCAATCAGGAATTCTAGGGCTTGTAGTTTAATGGCAAAACATGGGACTCATAATCCCTCGAAGAAAGTTCAATTCTTTCCTGGCCCATTGTTTCTGTTTGGTTAGTTGTTTGTGTCCGTTTTCCATATCTCCCAACTTATCCCCTCATTAAAATTTCCTGTGAGAAATTATGAGGGGATTTTTTTTGACATGACATATATTCAATGATATATTATTAGTGAGGAACCTAATGACACAAGCACAAGCAGAAAAACTCAAAAGTAAAGTAGAAGCGTTCAATGAATTGTATGCTCCAATAACTTTGCGTTTCCAGATGATTAACACTAGTGGAAACAATTGGGGTGTAACTATTACTTACAATTACACTCCAGATGATTGGATGCCACTTTCAAATTTAAGTTCTAGCTTTAATGAAATGAATGATAAACTTTTTGGCTTTCAATTTGGTTTGGAAGCGGTAGAAGCATATCAACAAGAAAACGGCAATTTAAAGTTTTCTCATTCTGACTTGCCTTTGGGGTAGGATAAATAATTAAAACAGAATGAGTCTCACCCTCCAAGTTTAGTAGTGTTTTCTTGGAGGGTTTTTTTATTAACAACGAATATATCTTAAAAAATCTTTAGATTTTTTATATTCTAGAAACTGTTAATATTTTTTGAAATACTTTATATACTTGTGGCATATATCTTGCAATGTTGATATACTATTTACAAGCCGATGGACAGAAGCAAAGTTCAGAAGCGAAATACTGGTTCGATTGACAGGAATTCAAACTATGCTTATCAGTAAGTATACCACTGACCTCACAAAGATTCCATTCTTTGAAAATGAGTTTTACCTTGAATACAAGGCATTTTCAAATGCCATATCCAATGCTGATGTATCTGCTTTGCAGGTTCTCAACCTTGAAGAAATGCTTGAGGATGGCAAGTTCACTCACAATGTTTACGGGATGCAGTATCTCTGGAAACATATTTTAGGTAACCCAACACAGAAGCGAAACTTGATACCTATTGCTGTTGAAGAGGCTGGTTTGATTGTATCAAAAGAAGACCTTATAAGAGGAGCCTTGATTGCAGAAGCGTTTTTAATTCATCATTGGAAAAATATCCATGTTGTTCGCCCTCCGCAATCTGGCAAAACATCGCTGGTTTGGGCTGTTGATTTCTGGATGAGAAAATTGTCCTCAATGATTTCAGAGAAATCTGTGTACACAATCTTTGGAATTCAAAAAGCATTAAATGCTCTTGAAGGTGACTTGAGAAGCGATTTGGATATTATCAATCTCTCCAAGAACTTTGCTCATGTTACCCATTTGCTTGGTTACAAGGAAATTCTCAACTTTATGGAAGTTGGGTTGAAAGAATGCGGTGGCAAGAAATCTAATACCAACTTTATGATTGCACTTGATGAAATTCAAATTGCCATCAATCTTGATGGGAACCTCAACAAAATGCAAAAAGAAGTCAATTTTGAAATCAATGATTTTGAAAAATTGGCACAGCAAGAAGGTGTATTTGTTCTTTCAATTTCAGCAACCTCAACAACACAGAACAGAAATGTACTCTCTAAACTTGAATCAGGTCGAAAGCCTACGATTTTACAAGTATCCTGCCCACCAAATGAAAGCCATTATGGTCAGAGAGAAATGCTTCATGAGAACCGTATTGAGCATTTGCCTACATCATCAATCTTCTACAATAAGAAGCAACGTAAATATGAAATCTCTCCAAGAGTATTGGATATTTACAAGGAATGGTTTACAAGTGATGAGCCTTCAATCTTTGTTCAACGTGTTCTGAACAGTACTAAGGTTGTGCCATTTGTTTCAGAGTTACTCAATCAAATGACATCTTTTGAAAGTGACCATTACGTTGATGTTAAGAATGTTGCGACAACACGTATTGTCCTTCTTTCATCACACGCTCCAAAGTTCCCAGACTTTGATGCTACAAAAGATGAGCATTGGATGCTTGCGGAAAAGACTGAATACGGCAATGGTATTAAATTCAAGTATTACCACTTGCCACTTTCGGCAAGAGACCAAATTTTCAACAATCAACCATCATTTAAGACTATTGTCTTAGCCTTTATGGGATTCAGTGTTGGGGAGAGAATCAAGGTCAAAAAATACGTCAAAAACTGGATTGAAATTACTGAAAATCCAGAAATGTTGATGCAGTACACTGGACGAATGTCTGGTTATCCAGTTGGTGACAATTATTTTGATGGCAAGATTTACTGCAACCTGATGCCAACTGATAAGTACAAGTTGCCTATGACAGAGTTCTTCACATTCTACGATAACATCCAAGTTGATGGAGTGTCTGCTGTATATCCACACAGCGGATATGTACCAGAGTCCTGTGAACAAGAACGCCGTGCATGGAAACTGAAAGTGACCACAGACCCTTTAACCTTGAATGTCTGCGATGTGGCAACAGGCGTTATCAGAAATGACATTGGTGCTTATCGCCGTAAGAACAAGTTAAACACTAAAGGTCAACACATTCCTACTCCTCAATCTGTTATTGATACAATTACTGAGAGAGTTATGGACAATGTTGAAGCCATAAGTCCAACTGAATATCGTTTCAAACAACGTATCATCAAAGATGGCAAGGATGAAACCTTGGAAGGAAAGCGAAGATATGCAAGTAATATCGACGTAGAAGGTTACAATATCTACCAACAATCTGGTCTGATGGCTTACATTGGGAGAGATGATTTGCAAGGTGATGTCAATCCTTCAGTTGGTCAATATATCAATAAGATGGTAGGTATCATTACTGGATGCAGTACTGTCGAAGGCAAAGAGGGATGGGACAAGGTATATGTCGAAGCCATCAATGACTGGCTGGTAGAACAAGGATTGCCGAAAGTATCTGAGGCTACCCCTTTGTACTTTGATTTTGAGCGATGCTCATACACGTTCATTGGTTCAATTCGTAAAGAGAAACCAAACATCTACCAAGATTCCTTCACAGAGTAGTCACCACCGCCCCTCCCCTAAAAAGGAGGGGTTTTTTATTAACCTTTTCTAGATTCTAAAAAATTCTAAAGAATTTTTTAAGATTTATTCGTTCTTAATAAATTTTAAATATAGTCAAATTATTTGACATAGTGTCAATAGTGTTGTAATATATTAATGAAGTTCAGTAATGAACACTAAGAAAGAAACACTATAATGCAAGTTTTAACTCAGCCAGAAAAGCAACAAACCAGAGTTAGTTTTTATATCCGAAGACCTACCTATGCAGAGGCAAAGTCACTTATCGCTGGTCATGTTCACACTCAGAAGCAATACGTTGAGTTTCGTACAAACAATCCAGATTACAATCTTCCAGCGGCACCAGGTCAGTACTATAAGAATACTGGTTGGGTAAGTTCCTGTGAATTCTACGGAGTTCCTGAGAAGCCTTCTTCATTACATATGAAACAAGTATGGCAAGAAATTCGTTCAGGAGAGAGGAAGCGTAACTGCCCTAAGAAGTACAAGACGAAGCAAAAGTCTACAGAGACAGTTCAACAACCCGTCCTCCCTGCTTCACCTGTAGTTGCTGTCATTCCTGTAACGACCCCTACAACATCCTTGGATGACAAGCGAACCTTCATTGCCCTAGCTAAGAAGTTGGGTGTTTATGACCAAGTCAAGCCAGCCTTCAAAACCCTCTTCACATATGACGAGTTGCTTGACCTCGTTAATCTTTAATCGGATAGTAGCCCCCGCAAGGGGGCTATGATATACTGTTGACAGGAGTTGAGATATGTCAAGATATGATGTTTACATTCCGTTCATTGCTTCTTACAAGGGTGAACCATACGAAGAAGAGTTTAGCACGATAGTCAAAGCTGAGAATGAAAAAGATGCTCTTGAAGAAGCATTGAAAGAATTGCATAGCGAATATGTTGTCAAAACAATCGAGAGTGATGACATTACTATTGAAGAGATTCCAACCTTTCCTTCTTTCGATGAGTGGGAGGAAAAGTTCACTGCTCTTAAAAACCCACACGCACAAGAAGGTGAGCAGGGCTTGGGAGAGATTATGTTTGATACTGATGGTGACCAGTATCAAACAGTCAGAGGTTTCGACTCAAGCAAAATCTGGACTATTCGTAGCACTGAATATGGCTTGATGCTTACGGCAGGTTTGGGATTTGTAGATAGGTTTGGATACATCTTGTCGGAACAGTCTTTTACTGAAGAAGATAAAGAGAAAGCATTCATCATTGACTAGTCAACAGCCCCAGCCACGCAGTGGCTGGGGCTTCTTTTTGCAGAATATATTAACAGTTTCTAAAACCTAAAAAATTCTATAGAATTTTTTAGAATATATTAAAGGTTAATAAATTATGTTCTTACAAATGGATCACCCTAAAAATGTTGTTTTCGATGTTGACCCTTGGTTGCATATTAAACCAGAAGAAGCAATGGAAGCACCGGTTTCTGTTTATGTAAATGAGTTCTCTGAGGAAGCTGTTAGAATTTTCCTTGAAGACATTACTAAAGCAAACAATACATCACAACCAATCATTCCTATTTATATTGATTCATATGGTGGGGATGTGTATGCTTTAATGGCCATGATTGATATTATTGAAAGTTCAGAAAAACCATGTGCTACTATTTGTGTTGGAAAAGCAATGTCCTGTGGTGCTGTTCTTCTTGCTTGTGGTGAAAAAGGCCACAGATATGTAAGTAATAACTCAACAATAATGATTCACGATGTATCTTCATTTTCAGAGGGCAAATCCGAGGAAATTAAATCAGATGCAGCAGAGACAGATAGATTGCAAAAACAGTTCTATAAGTTGCTCGACAGAAAATGCGACAGGAAGGATGGATACTTTGATAAATTGGTTTTTAACAAAGGTAGATCGAATTTGTATTTGGATGCTGAACAATGCATAAAGCACGGTTTAGCTGATGAAATTAAAATACCAAAGTTTACTGTCGAGATTGTGCATAACATTATATTTGAGTAGTTGACAAAACAGGCTGAAATATCTAAAATAATAATGTAGATATCTACAAAATAACACACAGGATATTCCAATGAAAAGTATTCAATTATCATCAATCAAAAAGAAGATTGGTGCAGAGAATTTTTCAGTGCTACGAGACACTATTTTTAAGTCTTCATATGACAGGCCAAGCAAGGGAATGACTTTGCAACGAGACAGAATCGTTAATGCAATCAAAGACCCACAAGTGAAAAAGAGTTTGGAAAATATCACATCTAAGGTTGACTGGCTGGTTGTAGACGTGGTATAGTTAGTCTGTTAACGTACATGTGTAACTCCTTTAGGGATTAGATTTATTTCTAATCCCCTTTTTTTTGACATATGCCTTAAGTGTGATATACTAATGCAACGGAGGAAGTTATGACTGTAAGAGAAGTGATTAGTTGGCTTGAATCAATTGCGGAGAAAACAGGTGACCAAACCGAATGTATTGTTGAAATCGAAGAGCAAAACTACAATACTGAGGCTGGTATCCATACGGTCTGCATCAATGGATATGAAGACGGCTCCAAGAAAGTCGCTCTCATTGGCACAAAAGATGATGAAGCAAGTGAAGAGTAAAATCCAAGTCATCATCCTAGCAATTGTAATCATTCTTCTCTTTGGTCTCATTGGGAAGAATGACTTTAATGACAAACTTGAAGAGGCAGGGCAAACCATTGAGTACGTTAAGTGATTTTAAATACAGCGAAGAAGCACACGAAAAGAAGAAGCAACAAATTCTTGATTTTATCAGTTATTTAGATGAGCCGATTCTTTTGGCTGAGGGATTTGAACTTGCTTTCTTGGGTTTGGGTTATTCCTTCAATGGTATTTATGCAATCTATGATTTGGTCATCTCTCTTGAAATCCTGATGCAAAGAGATGGAATGACATATGATGAAGCAGAGGAATTTTTTGAATATAATGTGTTTGGTGCATACGTTGGTGATAAAATGCCTGTGTTCCTAGACCATTTAAGAAAGTTAGAAGATGAACATATCTCTTAAAAACATTACTATCAACCATCAGATGACAGAAGAGACATTGGCTTTTGATGCTCTTCTCTGTAATGACAAGATTCCATTTGCAGAGGTTTCAAATGATGGTAGAGGTGGAGAAAATAGATACCGCCCTCTTGGTGATTCTATGGACTGGATTTTTAACCACGCTCTTGTCACTGCATTTAGAGAGTGGTGTTCTAATCAACCTCCAGTATATGACAAAGAATCTGGTAACACATACAATTTCAGTGCAGACCTATTTGTTAATGATTGCTTAACACAACACATAGGTAATCAACGTGAACTTGTTGTATCATTATAGTAGAGCATTGAAGCCCTAACCAAATCAGGTTAGGGCTTTTTTTATTAAGAGGAAATAAATCATAAAAAAATCTATAGATTTTTTTAGAATATAGTAGAGGTTAATAAAAATGACAATAGATAAAAAGTTTGGAGTCGGATTTTTATTTGTATGTGGCATGGTTGTAAGTGGATGCCTTGGCTATTCTATTAAAGACACACAACATAAAGATAGAATGGAAATAGTTGCCCAATATAATGCACAACAATCCTCCTGTAGTAGAATGATGCAGCAGTTATCTAATTATTCAACAAAAGAAATCAAAAGAAAACCATCACCAAAAGAACTTGCAATCATCAGAATGCAAAGGGATTAGTTTAAATAAAATAGAATAATAAGCTTGGTCGTTTGGTTTGGTGATGCGACAGGAGAACAGTTATGAAGATTAAAGGTTTCTCCACTATAGTAAATGCTATAGTTTATCTCACATTCATCGGTGTGTTTCTAGTTATTGTAAAAGCATTGTTCGATTAGGTTTTGTTTTCACATTTAACCCAGATAATGAAAATTGTCTGGGTTTTTTGTTTGACATTTTCGATTGATGATGTATAATATTAGTGTATTCCTTGATAGCTCAGCGGTAGAGCAAACGGCTGTTAACCGTTAGGTCACTGGTTCGAATCCAGTTCAAGGAGTTTTTTCATGGCCTGTTAGTCGAGTGGTTAAGATGCGTCCCTTTCACGGATGAGACCAGGGGTTCGATCCCCCTACAGGCTATTAAGTGGTATAATATGTTTGTAATTTCCGGTCGTTCAATGGTAGGACAGAGGTTTTTGGTGCCTTTAATTGGAGTTCGAATCTCTACCGGAAAATCTTTGCTTAGGTAATTCAATGGTAGAATGTCTCACTTGTAATGAGGTCGTTGGGGGTTCGATTCCTCTCCTAAGCTTTTTTTTAAAAACTCTATCTTAACTCAATGATAGAGTTTTTTTATTGTATAAGTGAGTTATGGAAGAAATCACTTTACAAAAATATGTAAACCTAAATTATTCAACAAGAAAAATTGCTGAGTTAATGCAATCAAGCCAAACCAATGTAAGACATTATTTAAAGAAATACAACTTAAAAACAAATTTAAACCAGTTCAATCAATCAGAGTACTTATGTAAATGTGGTGAAGCAAATCCTGAAAAGTTTTATGGCCATTCAAAGAAGACTTGCTCAAAATGCCACAATTTAAGGACAACAAAAGTAGGTAAAAACAATCGATTATTTGCTGTTGAGTATTTAGGTGGTAAATGTATCGAATGTGGTTACAACAAACATACTTGTGCTCTTGATATACACCATTTAGACCCATCAATTAAAGATAAAAATTTTAATCATATGAGAGGATGGTGTAAGGAACGAATTTTGAATGAAATTAAAAACTGTGTTTTACTTTGCAGAAATTGTCATGCAGAAGTTCATTCAGGTCATATTGTTTTAAAAGATGTGATACAATAAAGAATATGAACAACCTATACCTTTACATTTTTGCTGGTGTTGTTGTAATGATGTACGTTCCAGTTTTTTATGAGATTTATATGTTGAGAAAATTACTTCGCTCTATTGCAAAAAAGACTGAAAAACTTGTAGAGTAGTGGTATAATAGATATGTAAGTTTGCACCAGTAACTCAGTTGGATAGAGTAACAAGCTTCTACCTTGTATGTCGGGGGTTCGAGCCCCTCCTGGTGTATTAAATCCCATCTTTTAAAAGATGGGATTTTTTATTAAGCATTTCTATATCTTAAAAAAATCTATAGATTTTTTTATAATCTATTTGTTGTTAATATTTTTTCTTTCTTGACATATAGCAGAAGATGTTGTAAGATAAGACATGACTCGAAAACTTGACTACACGGTGTCTGAAACCGTCTACATCCGCTCAAAGAACCGCATTCATATTCCGAAGAAGTATGCATCTTATATTGGTCTTCATAAGGGATTTGTTGCTCATGTTACAAATCTTAACGGCTCTTACATTGTTACCGCTTGTCCTACACCTGAATCAAAGAAATATATGGTTGACAAAGATGGTGCAGTCCGTTTTAATGTAGACAAAAACTATTACAAGATTATGATTGCTGATAATGTGGTGGTTATTGTATGAGTATGTTTTTGAATGCTTTTGAGTTTACATCTGAAGATATTGTGACTATTTTAAGGGCGCACGATACAGACATTACAATTCAACAGTTAGCAGAAATACACGACATACTTGACCACGATTCAATTATTCGCTCTGCTCTTCAATACAATGACCCTGATATGCAATTAAAATCTGCTCTTTCACAAGCAGAAGATTTAATGATTATGGATGGTCTTTTTATTACAGAGCCAAAAAGATTCCACGTTGACGATTAACTTAAGAAAAACATTTGCCAGAGTTGTTTATTTTATCGAACAAACAAACAAAGGCAAGAGTAAAGAAACCATACTAAAAGAACTGGAATTATCTGAAGAAGAGTTCCAGTTTCTTTTAAATACTATGCTTTCTATTTCCAAGCTTAAGGACAATGAAGCAACAATCTCCTCCATTCAAATAAAAGAAGAAATATTCATTGGTGGAACTTACGTGACTATTAATAACAAAGACGTAATATCCTTATGACAAATGCGTTGAAGTTGGTATAATAATGTTAACTTGTTTTTAACCCTCCTCCAATTAAAACAAGTACAACAAGGAGCAGTTAAGATTCCCCTTTCTTGACTGCTCTTTCTTTTTCTGATATGATAGTGTCATGTATATAGCAGTAGATGCCTTAGCGAATGTAGATGATTCAAAACTCTCTTACATGATTTTTCCATTTGATGAAGATTTGTTAGAAGCGATTGAAGAGAACTTAAAAGAAATCCGCATTGATGATGAACTTACTTTTCCTATTAAAGATGTATTACTTAGCCGAGGCGAGTTTCATTATGTTCGCAAAAAAGTGACAATGACAGAGATTTCGGAACATCGTTTTTGTATTGCCAGGAACACCGATTCTATCCCAAAGTTACAAAACCCAAAACTCCACGTTACAAATGATTACTTTTATTTTTCAGGATTCGGTAAACAGGGTGCAAAGAAAGACAGCCCAGCAATCAAGTTTGTCTCTGAAAACTTTAATATTGTAACGATTGAAAAGTTGAGGAAATATGTCAAGAGTAAAAGAGATATGGTAAACTAAAACCATGGAAGAAAAAGTTTGGATTTATTTATCGAAAACTGGCACTGGCTTTCAATTAGCCGGTGCAGATATCATTTCAGGTTTCGATGCTTTTGTTAATGCTGATGGCTCTTATTTAATCGAGCATTCCTATTCTGATATTAAAGGCGATGAGCATTTCTTTATTTATGAATGGGACAAATCACAAAAGAAGCGCAGAACTATTTACGAAGGATATCAAAGACAAATTGTATTGATTGGGTTTGTTAAAAATGTTGATATTCCAGAAAGCACCAAAGAAGCAATTTTAAAAAACTATTTATTTGATGAAGAAGAATTAGAATTAGAAAAAAATGCAAACTCCTGAATACTAGGATAAAATACACTATGCAAAAACCAAAGTATTGGATTTATAATTCAAAAACAAATTCAGGTAGAGAAGTTTTTTATAACACAGATTTCTTCAAGCCTATGGATACGGAGATTTTTGTTGATGGTATTTTTCCTTCTATTGATGGAGAGACATATTTCATTAAACGTGAACGTGGCTTGGATGGTGATTGGGTGTTTTTTGTTTATGAATGGAAATTAAACCAAGAAAAACGAAACTCCCTTTTGCAACCAAAAAAAATCTTGATGGATTTCGCTAAAAATGTTGAACTACCATCTAAAATAAAAAATGGAATCCTGTCGGGGAGTTAGAAAATGCAAACTCGTGAGCAAAAACTTAAACTTTTAAATAAGACAATCGAAACACTTTGGCATGGTGTTTCTGATACTAAAGAAGGCGATTATCCAAAAATAATCAATCTCTACAAAGAAGTGCTAAAGCTAAAACCAAATGACAGAGATGCATGGGAAAATATGGTTTGGCTTATGTGGAGTATGGCGATTAACAAGAAAGATACAGTATGGCTTTTTGAGGCTGAAAAGTTTGCAAAAATGTACTTATCTATCAATCCTAATGGTTATAGAGCATACGAATATTTAGGTCAGTTTTATCGCATTATGATGGTTGATGAAAAACTTGCCATCCGATATTACGAGAGTGCATTAAGATGGAAAGATGCGCCTGAAACCACATTCCATTCTCTCACATCTTTGTATATTAAAAACGGAGATAAAATAAGAGCCATTGGTAACTGTCGATTTAATTTACGACGATTCCCCAATGACCCTTATGCAAAATCTAAATTAAAAGAACTTACAAAATAAATATTATCTCACTGGTCTTTTCCGGTGAGATTTTTTTCTTTTGAGAGTAGATATAACAAAGTAACAGCGAAACCAATAAAAGTAAATAAAATACCCATTATTTGCATATGTTCCTCCAAAAATATTAACAAGAAATATATTGTAAAAAATCAGAGATTTTTTAAGATTTATTTTCACTTAATAGAATTTGATATAATGAGATATGACTGAATTCGAAAACGCAATCTATCGTAACTTAACTTTCACATCCAACAAAATATTAAGACCACGAGCTACAGGAATGCGAGGTTTTAGAGTTGGATATCCTGATGGCACTAGAGGAATACTTTGGCTATCAGGAAAGAAATACTACATAAGAGTTGAGATGCTAGGCACAATCTTTAATGTGAATGTACCTAAGCATCTCGGCAAAGAACTGTTGGAAGAATTTTTCCTTAAATATGGAACGGAAAAAGTTTATGAAGATATTTGAATCTTCTTCTTCCTTTCTGGTTTCTGACAAATGGAAATCAAAACCTCTCCACTTACAGGCAATTCCGCTTCCAAATCAACAGTAACAGTCTTCTTGCAAATTTTACATTTGGAAGTAAACTTAACTTGACTATCTACAGTAAAGTTTTCTAAAGAATGGTTTTTATCATGTGCAGATAATTTAACCTGTGCCATCAACGGTAGTGCTTCAAAGATTCCCATACCACTAGTATATCGTTTTAAAATATATTTGACAACTATTGACATATACGATATTATTCTCTTGTAAGGGAATGAAATGAAAAAAGTCATCTGGGTTGCAAACGAATCAGAACATTGGAGTCATAGTCACCATTACGAACCACTCATTGAAGATTTGACTGGTTTTAATTTGACTGAAAACTTGTGTTCCGAAACTGTTAAATACATGGCAAAGCGTCTTACTGATACACCTTACCAAAGACGATTTCGCTCCAAGTATTCTATCTTTGAAAATGAATACAAAGCCCTAGTGGAAAAGTTTAAAACACAAGCAGATAACAATGGAAAGATTGAGGTGAAGTGAAGTGATGAGAGAACAAATGTCTCCTACACGTAAGGAAAAAATGAGACCCGGAAGTTTAACAATTAAAAAACAAAATGATAATTTTTACAAGCAATATGAAAAAAGTTGTTATTTATTCAACCAAATGATTGAAACAGAACGCAAGAATAGAAAGGGTCAAGATGAAGAAGTACAAGCGATATAATGAAGAGTTGAACATCGCATCTGGCACTGAAATGATGAAAGCAAGCCAGATGAGAACTGTTGTATATCAGGACAAAACCAAGTACAATAGGAAAGTTAAACACAAGAAAGGCTCAGACAATGAGTGATTTTAACCTTGAAGTTGATACAGAAAAGTTTAATGTAGTTAGACGCAAACTTTCTTTTGACTGTAATCAAGATTTATCTAACGAAGAAGTAATTAATATCCTAATCGATAATGCTTACAAAAACTCTAAACCAAAACAAAGAGTTAGAGTAAGCAGAGATATCATTGTTCAAGAAGCAGAAAATGGTCTCTCCGTAAGACAAATCGCAGAAAAATATGATGTTTCTTGGTCTACTATATTCCGTGCTAAAAAATTAGGCAAGCAATCTTAAAAACAAAAACCCTCTTCATTGAGGGTTTTTTATTAACTACGAATAAAACTTAAAAAAATCTATAGATTTTTTTAGAATATAGTTTTGGTTAATAAATAAATTTAATTTGACATATATCATTAACTACCATATACTGTTGTTGTAAGGAGTTAGGAAATGGTAATCGATTTAGACGAGAGAACAGTGGACAATGCTCTTTTTACCCTTAAAGAGCGAACGAATTTCATGATTTGTGTCCAAGTAATAACCTTAATAGCAGTTTTGACTATAGTGGGTTTTCATTCAAGAGTAACCTTCTATAATGGTTTAAGAATGGCTATCGATATGCCCTTATTACCATGCATCACCACCGCTATACTAACAGGCATTGGGGTATTCTGCCAAGTACACCGCTCAATTCTTAACTATATGAGATTCAGACTGATTTGCTCTTATCTCAAAGATGGTTCGATTACACTGGAGATTTAGTTTATGTCAACACACGCACGAATTGGCTTGATGCTTCATGATGGGACAATCAAGCACTCTTATGTTCATTTCGATGGTTACCCTGAAGGTGTAGGTGAAACACTGGTAATGCATTATAATGATATTGAGAAAATTGAAGAGCTGTTAAGTTTTGGTGATATGTCTACACTTCAACCAAACATTCATCCTCAAGGTACACATACTTTTGAAAAAAGAGAAGATGGTGTTTGCTTATTCTATAACAGAGACCGTGGCGAAACCAATGTCGATGCAGTAGTTTCTTCTATGGATGAATTACACAGCATATACTATAACAGTGTAGATTATTATTACCTGTATAGTGGTGGTAATTGGTTTGTTAAGAATGTCATCGAAAATGAAGGATGGGACAGAGTAGAGAAGTTTCTGCCTGCATATACCTTGACAGAAGAAGATTACGCCTGTACTATATAGACGTTCATACTGTTTCCTTATCATCCCTCTAATGAAAATTAGGGGGATTTTTATTAAGAACGAATAAATCTTAAAAAAATCTATAGATTTTTTTAGAATATAGTTTTAGTTAATAAAAAATAGTTCTTGACATATGTCATTATATGGCTTATACTTACTCTATGAACGAATACCAAGGCTACAAAAACAAAGCCACAATGTTAGTAAGTAAGAATTTTGTTCCACGTATTGAACGAATGTTAAATCAACGTGTTAGTGGACAGCCTCTTCCTGAAGGTGCAATTCGACGACATCTTTTGCTTGCATCATATGAACTTGATAAACTCCCTGTAATTTTTCAAGAACTGTTGCTGGCTACTTGGGCGGAAATTGATTGGGATACATTGTTCGCAGAAGCAAGAAAAAATAATGAAGAAAAGGCTTGCACTGCTGAGTAATATGGCGTAATATATTGATGTGAGGTTGGAGTCGAGAACCAGCCTCATACAGTGAGAGTCCTAAACGGCTAGAATCTATTGCGAGATTCAAATAAGGGTAGCAACCTTGGAGTAGTTAAATCTACAATCTCTTACTGATTCCTTGGCAGGGACTGACGCAAACAGTTATGTCAAGGCAAATGATTTGTGGTTAGATACTATGCTCTCATTTGAGACACGGGTATCATCGAAGGCAGAGACCATCGAAAGAACTGCTAATTTCATCTAGTGAAAACTAGGTGTGGATTGAAATCGTACTGGTTGAACTCCAGCTAACCACGAGTCCATTAAAAACCCCCTAAGACTTTTCTTGGGGGTTTTTTTATTAACAACGAATAAATCATAAAAAATTCTATAGAATTTTTTAGAATATATTTTTCGTTAATAAATAAATTTATTTGACATATATCAGAATATGCCCTATACTTACTCTATGAAACTTGAACAGGTCTTACCAATGCTTCGTGATGGTAAATGCATCTCAAGAGAAAAGCCACAACAAAACGGTGGGGCTTTGATTTTATTTGTAAGAATGTTGAATGAAAAATTGCATTTCATGTTCATTGCATCAACTGGAGAACAAATTTCATGGTCATATTACACACTTAAAACTGATGATGTAATGGCAGAAAATTGGGAGGTAGTAGAATGACAGAAGAGATTATTAATAGAACAATGCAGGTTTTTCTTTACACTGGTGGCTTTGTTGCTTTTTGGCAGATTACAAAGCATATGCCAAAAGTGTTTCATAATTTGCTTGAATACATTACGCTATTATCATTTGCTGTTGCTTGTGTAATGCCAATTGCTTGTTTAATTGAATATGTTTTGATTGGCAACATTCACAATACAATGGCGTTTGTTGGTTGTGTCTGTGGTGTTAGTTTCTTGTCTGTAGTTTGGATGACATTGGTAGGACTTTCACGGTCAATGCAAGGAAAGGAACAGTTTAAGTATGTTGTTCTCTAAGAATGGTTTCAAGAGCGTAGACACAGCCGAATCGTTCATCAAAGAAGCGATGGAACTCGGAAACAAAGACGTTGTTTTAAGCGTAGTGCATGATGATGGCGTTATTGATTTAGTCTTTAGCCCAACAATGGATGCAATCGAGGCTGAGGTGTTCCACTTTCTTAATGATGGCACAGAACTCAAATTCACTATGCCACTTAAATCCCTCGCCAATGACACTATATCATCATTGCACTTGACTAGTGCAATATATGCATATCTGTCCGAAGCCTTCAAGGTTGCTGATATGTTCCGAAGAACTACCAGACAAAGCACGGACTATGCATCCTAGCTGAATCCCTCAGAAATGAGGGATTTTTATTAACAACGAATAAATCATAAAAAATTCTATAGAATTTTTTAGAATATATTTTTACTTAATAAATTTATTTTCTTGACATACCATGAAATATGTCATATACTTGATGAGTAAGGAGTTTAGCATGAAGATTCAAACCACTAAGTACGGTCTCTGCACTGTCAAGAAGCAGAAATATCAGAACAACGGTAACCTCGCTCTTATTCTTGTTGATGAGGATGGATGCCCTGTCACCAGCATTTCTACAAATGTTTTCGCTATGGGTGAGAACGAGTTTTGCGCCAACATATTCAATATCGGTGCTACACTCTGGAACGATATTGCAACCTCTGGTCTTTTTGAGCAGACTGGTGAAAAAGTTCCATCTGGATTTTGTGAATATCCAGTCTGCAAGCTTCTTGTAGAAATCGACTAAAAGGGGAGGGCGAAAGCCCTCCCCTTTTTTATTAACCAAAAATATAATCTAAAAAATTCAAAGAATTTTTTAAGCTTTAGAAACTGTTAATAAATTTTGTTACTTTTAAAAGACACCCAAGGCATTCGCCTTGGGTGTCTTGCATCTTCTAGGCATATGAGTAGGAGTTGTAGCCGACCTCAAACTCCATGTGTGGGTACTTGCCTTCCTTCAACATATAGTAATCATCCGACTTGTGTGACCTCTTTGCCTTTTGGTTCTGTTTCATCATCTCTCTCTCCATGATTATGGCTTGAACTTGCTCTACAACAGTGGGGGCGGTGAGTCCATACACAGTAAGAACAACCATGCTTTCACTAACAACCATGCAGTACTTTGAACCTTGATATTTGTAAACCAACTTGTAATGTATTTCATCGCCCTCTATCGCTTTGCCATCACACACAGCATCGAAAGGAATGTAAGATGGCATGGGTACTTTCCTTTGCCTCGCTCTTTCAATAGCATGGTTACTGTAGATTAACTTTTCGTCACATTGTTTTTGGATATTAAAAACATTCATCACCTTTCCTCCTCTTGGGATACATCAGTTTATCACATATGTCATTAAAAAACAAATTTAATATTTACTTGCGACTGTCTGCCATATGTGTTATATTAGTGGTGTAAGGAGTTCGATATGAAAGCAACTAGAAATTCGGATAGGCTTCGTGAGATTTTGTTTGCAACTCGTAATCAGATTGTATCGCTTAAGGATATTCAAATGGATATGATGCGACATGATACAAAGGTAGCAAACAACATTGCAACACAAATTTCTGCATTGGAAGAGGTTTACAAGCATCAACTTACTCTTGTCAATCAGGCAGACATCGCAGAGCCAAAACGCAATGGTTGGTTCTCAGGTCACATCAAGACCAAAGAAGACCGCCTAGCCAACATCATGGACTAAACCAAAGCTCCTAGTAAATATAGGGGCTTTTTCATTGACACTATATCTGACATATGTTATATTGTTAGTGGAGGATGGTATGAAGAATAAATTTGCTGGTAGATGTTGCTATTGTGCTTGCTCTGTTGATGCAGGCGAAGGTCGATGCTGGAGATGGGACGAGACCAAGCGATGGTATGTAGCCTGCGAAGATTGCTTCCAAGACAAGAAAGAAGAGCGTAAAAATAGCAAGTGATATATGAGGGAGCCAATAGCTCCCTTTTTTTATTAACAACGAATAAATCTTAAAAAATTCTATGGAATTTTTTAGAATATACTTTTACTTAATAAATTTATTTACTTGACATCTGATGACATATGCCCTATACTTATATCAAGGAGAACGATATGGGGCTTGATAACATCTGGAAAAAGAACAAAGACGAAAACGGTGTCATTGAAGGCGAGTTTAAACTCTGTGGTGGAGTTTTCTCTGGTCATGGTAACGATTCATTCCGTGGAAAAGTTTACGACCGCTTTGTAGAGGATGTCACTGGCGTTTCCTTGTATGGCGACCCAGAAACCTTTGAGATTCCAAACGAAACTGTCAAGCAGATGGCAGATGATTTGGAAGCAACAGAATGGCGTGATTCTTACATCCAAAACTATGACATTGAAGAGCAAGAATTCAAAGACTTGGTCAGAATGTTCAGGCTTCACGCTGATGCTGGTCACTACCTGTTGGCTTGGTTTTAAGGAGATAAAGCAATGAGAGATTACATGACACTTGGTTCAGTTCCATATGAAGAAGACTGCATTCAGATGGGTAAAGATGGACAAAGAGAAGAATGTCGCAAGTTTGTCAATATGCTCAGAGAGAAGTTTATCAACATTCCTGAGTGGGCTTCTTTTTCAGTAAAGTCCAATCCTTACGAGTATGATTATTACTACGAAGCCGCTGTAAACTGGAACGATGATGATGAAGAATCAACACAGTTTGCATTCTTTGTTGAAAGCAATATTCCAGCTCGATGGGATGACACAGAGCAGATTGACTGGAAAGCACCAAAAAAAGTGCTGACCGAGGCTTAACAAAGAGGGCGGAAGCCCTCTTTGTTTTTTTTATTAACAACGAATAAATCATAAAAAATTCTATAGAATTTTTTAGAATATATTTTTAGTTAATAAATTTATTTACTTGCATACATCTGACATATGTCCTATAATGAGTCATCACTGAAGGAGATAGCAATGGCTACAAAGACTAGTTTGACAACAATGGATGCGGTTAAAAAGTTGATGGAATTCAACAAACTCTACAACAATATCGTCACTGTTACTGTTAATGAGAAGAATACTCTTACTCAAGCAGAATGGGCATTGGAAGATGCAAAGTTTGAGATTCTCCGTTCCGCAGATGTCAAGGAACTTGGTTCCAATGCAGAACAGCGTGAAGCAAAACTCTCCGGTTTGCTTGCAGAGCAAGTAAAGGCTGTACGCTCTGCAACCTTGCGGTATGAATTGGCTAAGGCAGAAGAGCAAAAGTGCCGTGCCAATCTGGAGTTTGCAAAGCACTTGGTTCGTGCTTCCGAAATCCTAGCGGAAGCCTAAGACCAAAAGGAGGGCGAAAGCCCTCCTTTTTTATTAACCAAAAATATTTTCTAAAAAATATTTATATATTTTTTAAGCTTTATTCGTTGTTAATATATTTTGGGAGGGGATTGCTCCCCTTCCTTTCACTTTAGCCGGTTGCTCCGTAAGCATCCTCTGCAAAGTTCTGCTCACCAAGGATTGCATCTACCGTTTTAATGCCGTCCTCGATTGCTTTGACAAGACTGGTCACAACCATCTTCTCATCAAACTCGCTATCAGACAACCAGATTGAATTTCCAAACTTGTTGTACTTATTGAATCCGCCCGTGCGACATACCTTGTAAGTGAACAGTTTAGACAACTCATCGGTATCGCCAGACATAAAGGAGAGAATGGTGATATCGTTATTGTAAAGGGTCTTGAAGATGTCCCAAACACGCACTTGCTTCTTTGTGCTATCGCCGGAAGCACCATCTTTAGGAGCAATGTACTGGCGGTCAACAAGGACGATGAAACGGTCACGGTAATGGAAAGCGGCTCCACCACCACGCTCAAGGCGAAGGGTTGTGTTTCCTGGGATTCCAACACTAGTAACCATTGTAAGGCTAGGGTGTTTTTCTGCCATCTTTTCAAAAACAGCATTGCGGATGTTGCGAAGGCTCTGAATTGATGCTTCAGATTCTGGGGAGTTCTTTAAACGTGCCATTTGACTTTCCTTTACCAAACTGATGCTTCATCATATCGGATATTTAGACATATGTCAAGAAGAATTTTCTATTAACATTTACTATATTCTAAAAAATTCATTTGAATTTTTTAAGCTTTATTTTCAGTTAATAAAAAAAAAGGAAAGGCTTTCGCCCTTCCTTTTATGCTTCGATGTTTATGTACTTAGCTTCAGGATACCAACACGAAACCGCCAATACTGCTTCTTTTGGTTCCTCGTCTTCAAGATCCTTTACAAAGTCTGTCAACATCTTAAAGAACGTATATCTGGACACCAACGTGAATGCAGTGTTTTCATCACCTTTAGTAAACTTTTCAATAAACTGCTCCTGGTCTTCATCGTTCAATTCAATGCTCTCAAAGACATAAGAAGCGTTCCAATAACCAATTGTATTTACTGCCATTATTTTACCTTTCCTACAGACAAGATGCCGAAAACGATTGACAACAAGCCCAAAGTCACTAGGGTTGACATTACAATGCTGTCCATTACTTCTCATCCTCTGCAAACGGCTTTACGGTCTCGATGACGTTCATTAGTTCGCTGGTCATTTTCTGGCGAATGCCTACGACAACTTGCCATTGCTTTGCTTTGAGCACATCCATATCAAGGTTTTGGAACTGCTCGCTGGTCATACGCCCAACCATGCCATCAAGCAAGATTGTCAACTTAGCCTTGTCGTTGCCGTAGTAGGTTTTGGTGTAAGTGATGAAACGGAACGGTTGGCCATCATTGTCTCTAACCTCGGTGCTTTCAAAAATCCATTTGAAGGTCGGTACAAGAACGTTAGGGTCATCAAAGGATTTAACCTGTACCGCTTCGCAATCAATGAGGGCACAAATGTAAGTGCCCTGAAGCTCGGCTACACTGTGCTTCTTTCCATTACCTGCCGAGAACTTCCCGTGCTGTGCAAAAAATCCCATTACTTTACATCCTCTGCAAACGGGTCACCAAGCAAAACACTCATCTCTGCTTCGATGGCTTCAAGTTTTTGTTTTGCTACCGTGATTTCATCTTCTATCCAGTCAAAACGGATAGTAGAAACCTGGTCTGGGTCATTGCTGTAAACTCTTGCTTCCATTGCAGAACGTACACCACAATAGAATGCATTGAGAACATTGGCTCTCTGTTTGTCGTAATCTTTGATTTCCATATCTTTGTTCCTTACACCAATAGTATAAGCCATATGTCAAAAGATGTCAAGTAAATAAATTTATTAAGTAAAAATATATTCTAAAAAATTTATTTAAATTTTTTATGATTTATTCGTTGTTAATAAAAAACCCTCCCAGAAACACTACTAAGCTGGGAGGGTTTTATCTTAAGGGATAATTTGTATATCCCTTAAGACATCATCAATTGGTTTCGCAACAATAACCAATTCCATATCTTCAATATCACCTTTAGGAACGAATGTGCAATGATTCTCAAAACACTCGCAATAAGGTGCCCAACCATTCCACCCTTTACATGATGGTTTACAGTTGGTGCTTTCAAACTTGTGCCATCTCTCTTCAGCCAGCAAAGCCGACCAAAGAGAGAGAGCCTTATGCCTGTAACTGTTCATTAATTTTCTTTCGTATCTTGTCCGAATCATGAGACACCAAGATTGCAGGAATATAAACCAAGGAACAAACAGATGACATTACCATGCCAAACAAGTCAACACCAGAGATATAGAATGCATCTCCTGCCTTGCAACCAAACAAGATTACAAACAGGAAAACTTGTGATGCGATTGCTACACCGATAAAACCTTTAGTCCAGTTCGACATTAATTTACCACCTTACACTTTCCTAGATTCAACTGTATCACGCCGTTGTTGTCTTCGGTAAAACCACAGAAAACAGTGCGTCCGACACGTACATAGCAGAGAGCAAAGTTCCCGAGTGCTTCCCAGAACATTGGCTGGCGCATCTTGTCATATGCCTTGCCTTTGTACTCTCCTGTGACCTGAATTTTGTTGTCGCAAACCCAACGAGTACCACCCTGATTCAAGTAGTAATGTGCCATTACTTTACGCCTCCTTGCGTGTAGAATTTGTTACCGTCTTGAAGCACCCATTCAGTGCCATACTTGCGAGCGTAATCTTCACCCAATTGTTGTGCATCGCTACCAGATGCAAGCAATGCTCCATTATAATAAGCGGAATAGAGCATACGGGGAGACCGGCTCCGAAACTTTACGATTACGATGTCTGTAGTGTTCATGGCTATATATTACGACATATGTCATACGATTGCAAGTTTATTTACGTAATAAGTATTAACTATTATTTTCTTGACAAACAGATCTTTATGTGGTAGCTATGAAAATTTATTAACAACGAATAAATTGTAACAAATTTTATAAAATTTGTTAGGAAATACTTTTAGTTAATAAAAAACATCCCTTGACTTTCGTCAAGGGATGTGGTAGGGACTACTAGTCTTGGTTTTGATCCCTGTCCCATTCTTCAAGAGCGACTTCTGTTGCATCTTGAAGCAACTCGCTCATTGACATTGTTGGGTTTTGAAACATCAGTATTCCCAACTCAACAACAACGTAACCCTTGAAGAGTGGATCGCCTTCGACGTTGTCGTTTACGAACTGTTTGATGGTGATTGTAGTGTTTTCCATGACTATATTATAGGGCATATTATGACATATGTCAAAACAATTTTATGACCAAAATTTATTAATAACAGATATATCCTAAAGAAAGATTATTTAAAAATTAACCCTTGACTTTCGTCAAGGGTTGTTACTAGCCTGCTTGTGTTTTGACTAGCAGTAGGTTATGTGAAGCATGATAGGTATGCTTAAACCTGTCAGTGTAGATGCTCTTTCCTAAGAGAGCAATGATGTCTGCTTCGGACATCGATTCATTGACACCAATCTGTGCCAACGTGAAGAAGTGCATATGACCGGTTGGCTCTTCTACTTCAACCTTAGTGTTTTTGTTCATACCAATAGTTTACAGCATATTATGACATATGTCAAAACAATTTTATAACCAAATTTTATTAACTACGAATATATCCTAACAAACCTAATTTGTTAAAAACAGCCCTTGACTTTCGTCAAGGGCTGAAAGTCTACTCTGCGTAGACTTTTAGTTCATTGGTTTCAGGAATGTACCTGGTTTCAAATTCATCAGAGTTGATGAAGTCTGCAATTTTTGCATTGAATTCTTCTTCTGTCATACCTTCGGTATAACCAAGGTCAGACATTGAGAGGTTCCAGAAACGGTTGGTGGAGAACTCTAGTTCTACTTTTGTATCTTTGTTCATGCCTTTATTATAAGGCACAATATGACATATGTCAAATCATTCAGTGTGAAAAAATACATAAACTTTTTTCTTGACAAACGGATCTTTATATGATAGCGGTCATAATTTATTAACAAGGAATAAATTTTAACAAATTTCAATGAAATTTGTTAGGAAATATTTTTAGTTAATAAAAAACATCCCTTGACTTTCGCCAAGGGATGTGGTATCGGTTAGACTACCCGTCTTGTCATACAGGTTACAAAGTGGCTTCGCTCTGCTTCAATATCACCGCTTGAGATGAGGTTCTTGACTGCATTCTCAGGAGTGTCAAAGCACACGTTTTGATGTACCACGATGTTTGACATATGACGCATCATGTCATATCGGCTAAAGCGATAGAGTTGGTTATGAACTTTGCTAGGCATAGTACTCCAGTAAGGCGTGTAGTACGTTTGGTCTTCCATGCCATCCTTCAACTTGGTGAATGCCATAGCCTTTCCAACCGAACCAAAGCGTTCCATGTAATACATGAAAGTGTCAATGATACCATCGTATGCATAGACGTAGGTTGTGTATGCGTCCCAAGCGCATCCAATACAATCTTGACCGTTGGCTGTCTTGCCGATGAACAGAGTCTTGACAGCAGAGGACTCAAAGCCCTTGACTTCCCAGAGTTGCATAGTAGTGTTTTCCATGACTATATATTACGCCATATATTGACATATAGCAAGAACTATTTACGTAATAACTATTAACTATTATTTTCTTGACAAATCTTCAAAAGTATGATAGAGCTTAAAATTTATTAACAGGGAATAAATTGTAACAAATTCTTTAGAATTTGTTAGGAAATATTTTTAGTTAATAAAAACATCCCTTGACTTTCGTCAAGGGATGTGATAGGGGCTACCAGTCGATGTCTGAGCAACCATAGTCTTCGCCCATACCTGCTGATTCTAGAGCGTTAGCATCCATCCAAGCTTCGTCCCAGTTGTCTTCGCAATCAGGCTCTACATCATACTGTTCGTCCAACTGTTCGTCCGTCAACATATGTGGGAACAAAACGTCTTCCATCTCTGCGTCACTGTACATAACTATCCTCCATTGCATATATGTTACGACATATGTCATATAAAGTCAAGCAAAATTAGAAATTTAATTTGACTTGCAATATAGCAGAATATGCCTTATTATATAGGTATGGAAAACACTACTGAAAAGCCAAAAGCTGTTACAAAGAAAACCAAAGTCGAACTCTCCTACCGTCAATGGATGCGTATCATTAACTATTACGCTATATCTGTGTGCGGTATTACAGTACCTCATATATCGGACTGGTGCTGGAGAGATGAATTCTGTGAAGACCTGACAACTCTGGAAAACCACATCAATAATGCACGAGAGTCTTTTGAGACTTTCCTAGCGGATGTAGAGCCAGGTCATTACAATCAGATGGTTGATGAATTTTCAAAGCTGACTGAAGACTTGCTGAAAAACAAAGACCTCTTGGGCAAGGTTGTAGCATAGGCTACAACCTTGTTTCTTTTTCTTGACATATGTCTTAATATGGAGTATTATATAGGTATGGAAAACACTACCACACTTGAAGGCTTTGACATTCTGGTTGACTATGGCAATTTTTATTGGGATTCTTTTCCAATAACCAAATTTTCTTCAACTGCTAACCTGCACGAAGCACTGAAAGCGATAGCAGATATAACAGGTAAAGACACTAGGGCATATGAAGTTAACACTGAACATAAAACAGTAAGAGTCGTTCTAGGCTATTGACCTATCACATCTCTTGACGAAAGTCAAGAGATGTTTTTTATTAACTAAAACTATTTCTTAAAAAATCTGTAAAGATTTTTTAAGATTTATTCGTTGTTAATAAAATATCCCCAAGCCTTTGGTTTGGGGATATTTTAATCCACTACCTCCCAGTCATCTTTGAGAAAATCATCCAATATGTTCGTTGTTAATCTTAGAGCATCATTTGGATAATAGCATTTGTCGCCACGTTTTCGGTCATACTCTGTGGAAGGATATACATCTTCACCATCAAAAGTCTCCAAGTATTCATCCATTTTCCATTCAGAACGCTTAACTTTGACATTGCCTTTTCTCAATAAATCCAGTGCTTCAAGTCCTGTCATCCCGCTACCTCCCAATTATCTGCCTCAAGCTCCTCTGGTGATAGATTGAGGTTTTCACACCAATATATCAGCACAACATCCTCATCTTCTAGAGCATAACCATGGTACTCAAATATATTTTCCTTTGCGTTAAAACACAAGTAATATGATTGTGACCACCATGACCGCCTAATACGTTCACCATTCATCAAGCGGTTTTCAACATCTTCAAACTTCATCTTCATATCTCCTTACTTACAAGGAAAGTATAAGGCATATATTGACATATGTCAAATAAGTTTATTTATTAACTAAAACTATTTCCTAAAAAATCTGTAAAGATTTTTTAAGATTTATTCGTTGTTAATAAAATATCCCCAAACCTTTGGTTTGGGGATTAGAATCTGTCTTAGTCTTGAAAGTGTTCTATTGCACGTTCTTCACTTTTTTGGTAAGCCTGTGCAAGTTCTTTTAAAACTTTCATTGTAAATTCATCTGTTTGAATTTTACCAGAGTTCAATATGCTCTCAAGTTTGCCCAATGAACCTTTAAGATAACCTAGGCGATAATTTTGTATCAGATTCTGCTTATGTCGCTCTTCTGATTGTTGACGATAATAACTCTCTAAATCCATCACTGTTCTCCTTACACTTATGATTATAGGACATATATCAATAGATTGCAATGAATATTATATAATTAATTCTTCTTGACATATGTCATATTGTGTCGTATTATATAGGCATGAACGAACACAACGGTTGGAAGAACGAAACGACTTGGACTATCAACGTTTTCTTTATGGAAACAATTGAAGAGATGTTGAAGGCAGGTAGTTCACATGAAAACATTGAGTTTCAGATTAAGCGTAAACTCAACCAAGACCTATACTTGGAACAGCGTAACGTCCTTGGCTGTGCATTGAAACTGGTTGACTGGGACACGTTGATTGCCAGAGCCACAGAGAATGTTGAAAAGGAGAAGGTTGCATAATGAAAGGAGGGCTTTCGCCCTCCTTTTTTATTAACTAAAACTATTTCCTAAAAAATCCTAATAGATTTTTTAAGTTTTATTCGTTGTTAATAAAAAACGTATAACTTTGTGTATGGAAGTAAAACATTCCCCTACTGAATTACTAAATAAAAATACTGACCCTGGTAGTGTATGGGTGTATGTTAATCCATTGACAGGTAAGCATTGCAAGACTACTGGTACTAATAAGTTAGCTGCATTTAAAACTAGGGAATCAGCTATGAGTTGGGAGCCTGATTCTAAAACTCTACAAAAGAATATCTGCTATGAAGTATCTTGGGATGAAATGATATCTATAGCAAACAAGGAAGCTGGTGGTGTATATGTCATTCTATAGTTTGTTGCTAAATACATTGCTTTGGTGTGCAGCTCTATGGTTGTTTGTGTTCCTGCGTATGATATATAAGAACTACAGAGATAAGCTATAAATACTAGAGATTGACACCCGGGGTACTTTGATTTTTAGGTACCATAAGGAAGAGTGTTGCGTGGGCCAAAATTTTTCGACCCCACCCAAACTTATCGACATGTACTTCTCCCAAAATTTCCCCCACATTTAAAAAACAATCCCCCACTCTATTTTCCCCCACACATCTTTTAAACCATTCCCCACACGTTCCCCCACATCATCCCCCACACGTTCTTCTTAAATTCCAGAGATCGCATGGGGGGTACTAAGTTTTTTTCGAATTCCCAGAAATTAGGTATCTTTTTTATCTGGTACTGGGTTATATAATTTTCCCCCTTTTATGTTCTCCCAAAATTCTCACAAAATTATATAGATTTATTTTTTATCTATCGTAAAAGGATTAGAGATGTTTGTGAGAATGTTTTGGGAGATATTCTGAGACTTTTGTAGCTGAATTTATTTATTGTAATATATCTTTGAATATTAATTTATTTATTTCAGCTACAGTAGTCTCAGAAAGTGTAGGGGGGTGGTTAGATTTTTTTGAATTCTGGAAAATTAGGTATCTTTTTTTTCTTGGTATATGTGAGAGTAATTTTAATGAGTGATGTTATAGAATTATTTAAGAGAGAGTTTATGTCTTATGTTTTGTCACTTGATTTGTTAGAAGGTAGTAGTGTATTTTTCGGCAACATGGATTATGATTTTGATTTATTTGTTAAAGATGGTGAATATATTTTAGATGTGTTTAGTGTTGCGTTGGATCATTACGGAATGCCTTATAGAAACTCGTTGGACAGTGAGCGGTTCAATGTAAGTAATTTATTTGAAGTTTAGTAGGGGGGTGGTAAAAAATTATCGTTTTCTGTGAGAATAGGTATCTTTTTTTCTTGGTATATGTTAAGAGAATTTGGCAGGGATATATTTTTGATTATAGTAGAGAACAGTAGTCAATAAAAAATAAAAGATAAATTTCATTAGGGGATATTAGAATGGAAAATTTATCTAAGGACTATCAGAATATAATTTTAAAGATTGCGATTGTTGTATTGAAGAATGATGTGTTGAGGGTATTGGTGGCGGATATGATAAATATTCCTAATTATGTAATTGGGAACTTATTATATGAATTGAAAAAGATTGACAAGATATAAAAAAGAGGGAGATTTTGTTCTCCCTCTTTTTTATATTGTGATTGTATTAATTAATAAGTGAATTAATTTTATCAAATAAGATTATATTTTTTCAAGCTTTCATTCATTATTTCCATAGCACGATTACCAAACTCGGGTCTGTCTTTTGGTGAAGAATAATCGATAATATGAATCAAACCTCTATAATATTCATTTGACATTAAATTCATTGCATCTTTTCCATCTTTAGAATTTGAGCAAATGTCATCTACTTTTTGTTCAAATTTGTTTAATTCTTTTTCGAGATAAGTAGATTTTTTTGATTCAGGTTTAGGATTCATTAAAGGTTTAATTCTTGGTTCAATTGGAGAATTATCACTCATATCAAATTCATCAGCTATTCTCACCATTACTTTGGTAATCGTGTTAGCTTCTTTATGCAAACCTGAATTATCTAATGTGTTAGCTATATTATTTAAGGATGCTATAATTTGTCTTTTATTCATTTATTTTTTCCTGATAAAAAAATAAGTGGCAAAATTAGTTTATTGCCACTTATTTTATTTTGATTTTATTTAGAAATCGGTATCTTTATCCATGTATCCTGTCATATCATCACCATACATATCACCTTCATCTTCTGGTGAGCTATAATCGAATGGTTCTGATTCGAATCCCATATCATCATCTTCCTCCATGTCCATATCATCGTCTTCATCACCATATGGCATGTAGTCTTCTTTCATCAAATCCATATCATCCATTTTGTCATTATAATAATCTCTTTCATCGAAATCATCATAAGCTAATCTGGACATAACTTTAGTTACTGTATCGGCTTCATTGTGTAAGCCATTGTTGTCGAGTTCATTAGCAATCTTATTCAAGGATGCCATTACAGTTCTTTTATTCATATTTTTTTCCTTTTTAGGGTTTATAGTATTATTTTACTGATTTAATTCAATCTGCCCTTTTATAAAACAGATATGAATGCTTTTTTATTATTTTTGTTATTAATAGATCCGAAGGTTGAATATAAAGATAATTGCAAAAAATGTCATGAAAAACCTGCAATTTTATTTGGTGGTAAATTGAAGACAAAAGATTTACGCAAGACTATTTATGATATGTATAGAGTAGATCGTAGTGAAGCGCCAACAAAAGCTCAAGTGGATGCAATGTTGAAGTATGCCAAGAGTTTTAAGAAATAGGAGTAAAAAATGGTTTATGCGTGTCTTTCTTTATTTTTGTTAGTATGTTATTTACTTTATATTATTAAGTATGTTAAAGACAATAATTTTACTTTAATGAAATTGAATAATTTTTTGAACGATGAGTTGAATAGTTATAAGTCTTCTCAATCAAATCTATATTACAAGTTGAAAGAACTGGAATCTTTATCTGAGGAAAGCAAAAAGCAAATTGAAGATTTGATGAGCCAGAAAGAAATTCATTATTTTCCAGTAGATAGCAAGGTTAAATGGCTTGATAAAACTGGAGAAGAAGAGTTTGGAATGGTTTGTGATGATTTCTTTTCAGATGGTAAGCATTTTGTAGTTGTAAGGGCAATTAAGAAGGATAAGGTGACAAACAGATATCACTCTATTGCTGCAGAAAGAATTGTAAAGATGTAACAAAAAACCCTCCTTTCGGAGGGTTTTTTGTTAATAATGTTCTTTGATATATTTTCCACAATATAGATTAATTAAATAAGCAATATTGTCGTATGGTTTATCCAATCCTCTAATCTGCTTTAGTATTTCTTCTGTAATAACATCGTCAACTGTGTAATCAGGAGTGTCATATTCTTCTGGTACATTTCTGACAAAATAAGTTGATACTAATAATCCTATAGCATCTTTCACATCATCAGCATCTTCCATATAGTCTTTAACTTCTTCAGATGTAGTGCGTTGTTCACCAGTTTGTATAGGTTTATATACTGGAATAGGTTGGTCTTTTACTTCTTCGTAAACTCTAGTAAGGTTTTTAAAGTTTTCTGTGGAGTCTGGATCTTGATTTACGTCTGGATGATATTTTCTAGCAAGTGTTCTATAATTGCTTTTAATATCATCAGAAGTTGTGGCGTTATTGGTAAGTTCTGACATTAATTGTTCGTCATTGACAATAGTTGCTAATCTATACCACATATTAATATCCGCCGTATCTAGCCTTCATAATTTTTAAATATTGAGACCTTAAATTATTTGGTAAGAAGTTTGCTCCTATGCCGTGTTTTGCCATTAAGTTAAGCCATTCAGTTTTGCCATCTCTACTCATGATTTTAGGGGCCATTTCATTAATAAGTTTTGTCATTCTTGCAAACTTATCATTAACTACATGGCTAATTTGTTCATCTAAAACTGGTGAATCATAAGTGTTGAAAAAGCTAATTACTTCTGAATTATGTCTTCTAATTTCGTCTTGTTCTTCTGGAGTTTGAGTGGCAATATACTGTTTCATTTTAGGCAATTTTGCTTGTTCTTTTTGTATGATATCTCCAAGGTACTTATCAAGACTTTCAAAATATGATTTTATGCTTTCTAATTCAGGAATAAATCTTGAGTCAACTGGCATATACCTTTCTAACGTTTTAGATAAATCAATGAAACTTTGAATAGAATTTGCTGTTCCCGATATATTTGAGTGCATCTCTTCACAATCAACTATAATTCCTTTAAACGTACCATCAATATCTTCATTTCTGATTGGTGGGATTTCAATTTTAGGATTTACTCTTATAGCACCAGAGGGAGAAGTATATTCTTCACCTGATCGTACTTTTTGGAATAAGTTTTCAACATCTTCCAAACCTTTTTCTTCTTCCATAAAATCTATGACTTGTTCTCTCTCTGCAGGAAATTGTCTATTGAGATCATTCAAATCCATTGCTTTTCGATACCACATTTTATTTACCTTTCTCCGATTCTGATAGTTGTTGTAAGTCGTTAATAATATTTCCCAATTGTTTATAGAATTGTTTATTATATTTTGGATTTGTATTCATTTCTTTTAAAAATGATGGGTCAAAAGATTCACTAAATTCTGGATATGTTCTTACCAATAATGCTTCTAAAGTTTTGAATTTATCTGAAGATGGATTTTTGAGAATATTAATAATTGTTTCAATATGTTTCTGATTAGTATATTGGGGACTTCTTGAAACTGATTTTTTAATTCCCATAAGGTTTGAAGCAGAAAACATTCTAATGAAATCTTTTAAGTTGGCTGGTTTTTCTAGTTCTGAATTAAAATAAGGATGATCACCAGCTTTTAGTCTTCTTATTACATTTTCATATTTTTGTGGTGTAAATTGTTCTCTTAAATCTAACAAATCCTCTTCGTCTTGTGGACCAGATCTTCTTCCAGAAAAGTGTCTGAACAATTTTTCCACAAGTTCTTCATATGATGGAAGTATTGAGTCTTTTTGTATTTTTTGTATACCTAGAGCAAGTGCAATATTAGATTCATCCATTATATTCGATACTTTTTCTGGAATTTTTTGCATTCTAGGATCTTGTAAATGTTGGAGTTCGTGGTGAATTGTTCCTTTTAATAATTCAAGTTGATTTTTAGCAACTTCTTCTGGTAATGAAATTGCTGATAATTCTACGAGAAATTTGCCCAAATTATTAGGGTCATCTTCAAAAAACACATCTTTTAAATTAGGGAAAATACTCATCAAACCATTCTTAAGCTTCATTTGGTTTATGAGATATGTTTCACCTATATCCATTACACTCTGGTCTACAAGTGAATCTATTTCTTGATCTGTCGCTTCGTGTGTGATTATTCCTTGAGCGGCAGTGATAATTCTGGTGACATTATCAGCTTCTTTGTAATAACCTTTTCTGTCTAATAAATAAGCATGTTCTAATAAATCTTTAATATACATTTGAATCTCTTGCTGATAATGTCACTAATATATATTTTGTTATAAAATTTCTTTCTATCCTTGTATATATTTAGTGTGGAAATCTTAAATTATACCGGTAGAGTAATTGCTTTGTATGTTAATAAGTCATGGGTTACTTATTTTCCTAATGGTAATGCAAAGTTAAAAGAAGAAATTAAAACTGACGTTGATGACGTTATTGATATTAAAACATATTCATTGATAGGTATTGATAATCTTCCACATAGAGAAAGTAATGTTTTGATTGTTGTTGATAAAGAAGTGGCGATTCAAGCTTGGCGAGATTTAAGAGATGATGTTGTTTATATGCATTGTCCATTAGTAAAAGATGACAAACATAATTCTTTAGCCTCATTTAGCCTTGTTAAATGGAAGAATAGTTATGTGAGAATGAATTGCACTTAATCTTATTTCTACAGCTATTATTTGGTATTATTAATGTACTTTTAGTAGCAATAACTATCAAGAATAAACCAAAAAACTGGGATTTTGCTTATTGGGTTTTTCTATATTGGGTGGTTTTTATAGAGTTTGAATGGTTTGTGCTTTTTGAATAAAAAAGAGGACTTTTCAGTCCTCTTTTTTATTTATCAGAATATGGATCTAGCTCATCCACATTAAATTCGGTTTGTGGGTATTTATTTCTTTTATCTAAAATATATGTGTTTTCATTACCTGTTATATTAAAATTTTCACATTCAGGATTTTCACATATGCCTTCAGGGTTGCTCAAATCACCACAGGATTCACAAGTAGGAGCATTTTCATCATAAAGATCTCCAAGACCACCAGCAAAATCTTCATATGCGCCGGACATTTTTATGAATTTTGATTTAGTTTCTTTTGGAGGAAAATGTTTAGACACTTCAATGGTGCCAGAATTAAATGCCAATTTTTGATTAGTTTTATTTAATATATCAAGACTAATTCTGTAAATATTATCTTCAGACTTGGCTTGGTCTAATTCTTTTAAACTATCTAACTTTTCTTGTTGTTCAGTCAAAGCTGTTTCTTTTTCTTCTAAAGATTCTTCTAAGTTTGTGATAAGTTTTTGTCTATCAGCTGAATCTTCTTTTTGATTAATTTTAATATATTTGGACATATTGTTTCCTCAATTGTACTATTGATAATTTTACAAATAATGTGCG